AAAAGAAAATATAAAAAAAGCGTTATCTATTTTTTTGGAATGTAAAAAAAATAATGAGTGGACATCTTATCAAAAAAGTATGAAGGATATATCTATGCCATATTGGGCAGAAAATAAAGTAGGACAAATGGTAACAGAAAGTTTTTAATTAAATAAAAAAGGAGATAAATATGGAAATAATGAAGCAAGATCAAGTTACAAACGAAAGTTTTTATTTACAGCAAAAAGCTGAATTAGACCAAAAGGTTAGTACAGCAAAGGCCTACCCCAGGAATTTATTAAAAGTTGTTGAAGAAGCAAAGGCTATCGCAACAATGAGCGAAGAAATAGCAAAATCATGTTTTTATTGCAAGCCAATTGGTGGGAATAAAGAAGCAGAAGGCTGTAGTGTTCGGCTTGCTGAAATTATAGCGGCAAGCTGGGGGAATACAAGGGGCGGTTTTAGGCAAATAAAAAATGATGGGAAACAAATAACAGTTGAGGCTGTTTTTTGGGATATGGAAAAAAACAATGAATCTGTAACGCAAGTCAAAAAGTCTATTATTAAAACAACTGGAGAGCGTTATAGCTTAGATCAACAATCTGTAGTAGCTTCCGCCCTTGGATCAATCGCCCTAAGAAATGCCATTTTTAAAGTAATTCCGAAGTCAATTATTGAAACTGTAGCTACAGCAGCAAAAGATTATTTAATTGAAAATCTTAGGAATTCAAAGAAAAAAGCTAACGTAGGTGCTGGAGATTCATTTGATGAAAAAGTGCAAAAAGCAATAAAAGCTTTTTCTTCTTTTGGGGTATCAGAGCAAGAGCTTTTAATTTGTATCGCAAAAGATTGTGTTGAAAATATAACACCAGAAGATGTTGTAGATTTGCAAGGGTTATATATGGCAATCAAAGAAAAACATTTTTCGGTAGAAGAAGTTTTAGGGTATAAAGTTAATTTAAAAGAAAAAGTAAATAAAGCGAAATCAATACTTGAAACAATAGCAAATAAGAATAAACAAGAACAAAAAAAGGCTAAATAATGAATGATATATTAAAATCAAGTAAACGAAAAGATTGGGAGACGCCGGAGTGGCTATTTAATCATTTTAATAAAATTTTTAATTTTGATTTAGATGTATGCGCTACAAAAGAAACTGCTAAGTGTTCAAAATATTATACACCCGAAGATGATGCTTTCAAAAAACCTTGGAATGGTATGATCTGGATGAATCCACCGTATGGTAAAAATATTATAGAGCCTTGGTTAAAGAAGGCTCACGACGAAGCAATAGCTGGTAATTGCACAGTAGTTGCTTTGATCCCAGCTAGAACTGATACGGCTTGGTTTCATGATTATTGTAGTAAATTTGGGATTATCTTTATTAGAAGGAGGGTTAGATTTGTTGGTGGCGCACATTGCGCTACCTTTCCTTCTTGTGTAGTTGTTTTTTCAAGATCATCTGGAACCTCTACTAAATTTGTAGATTACGGAATAGACGGATCAAAATTAGATAACATATCAAAATAAGTAAAAGAGGAAGAAAGATAAAAAAATAAAGAAATTATTTGCGCTTTTTAGAAAGCGTTGGTAAAAATCCGGTTAACGCCGACAGTATATGGTCGGGGTAGCTTAATTGACAAAGCGCGTTATAGGCATAATTAACCTAAAAAATAACGAGAACGAGGTGCGAATCCTCCCCTGACCACCAATTTACAATTAAATAAAACATGGATCTGGCGCTGGTGATGGAGCTGGTGTAGGATATAAAATACAAATGTCTTTAGTCTGTTTATAATATAAGAGGCAAACATGAACAAATATAACTCTAATAAAAAACTACCAAAAAATGGATCAGATTGTTTAATACAAGTATTAGACTGTGAAGATAAAATAGAGGAATTACCAGCAAAATATAATAATGGTTTATTTATATGTTTGCGTTATATTTCTGCGCTTAGACCTTGTGATGTAATCGGCTGGAAAGAAATATCAGGAGCTATTTAATGAGTGAATTTAAAAAAGGCATTACGCCCTACTATTTTAAAAATTTAATAAAATAAATTAATGACATCAGGAAAGACTGACGGGATGCAAACGCCGAAACGGATAGACTGTTATATGAGATGATAACTCCGCACAAAAGTAAGCGGAACATAAAAACAAAATAGATAGAGAAGAGCTAATGAACGCCATATTATTAATTGTACTGATAATCTTCATGATGAGTTGTTTTGCGCTGATCACATCTTTTCTTGTATTAAATAAAGCTAAAAAAACAGAAGAAAAATATTTAAAACAATATAAAGATTTTATAAATTTAGAAATAGAAAAAAATAAATTAACTAGATTAATTCCAACAGAATGCTTAAAAGAAATCTCAAAAGTTCTTGATCATGGCGCAAAAAAATATAGTCCGAATGGTTGGAAAGAAAAAATTAATAGAGTTATTGAGCCGTTAGGAGAATATGAGCCTATTTTTTATTATGCAATGAAGTCAAAATCTCACGTCGCAAAATTTCAAACAAGCAAGTTTGATTTTTCGGATGAGAAAAAGCAAATAAAATATTGCCGAATAGAAGGCGACCCCAATGAAAAAGAATCCGGCTGTCATCACCTAGCCCATGCAATCGTAAATTTGATGTTTGCTTATTGGCATGATATTCAGGCAACGCAACGTTTAAAGTTTATTGGAAAAAATAATCAGAATTAAATAAAAAAATGATGGATAGTCCTTTTATTCTAAATATATTTTTGATTTTATTTAATAGTATAGTTATATTTTTTGTTTTATTTTCTAGGAAAATTATAAAAGAAAATAAAAAGTTAAAGCACGTTATTAATTTCCAAGATAAAACAATTAAATTTTATGAGACTGTTTACGTAGATAATATGATTTATTGCTATATTTGTTGTAAAAAGATAAATCAAGCCGCAATGAAGGCAGAAGGGAAAAATGTTATTGACATAAAATATGCTAAAACGTTGAATAATATTAAAAAAGAGAGGTAGTAATGCGTATATTTATTTTAATATTTTTTTAATCTATTTATCAGCGAGGATATTCTGTTTAGAAGTTTTGAAGAATGTAAAGAAGCAGCAATAAATAGGCTCGGGAATTTATTAAAACAAGTAGACTATGAATTAGCTCAGACATTAAGAAAATTAGCAGCTTTAAAATTACAAAATAATGGAGGCAATTAAAATGGAAGATAGATGGGATCGTATTAATGATTCAGAACAATATGAAGATATGTTATATAAATCTAAAGATAATAAAGATCCAGATGATCAAAGAGAGTATCAGTTATCGCAAGAGTAAGAATATTATTAAAAAATAGGTAACCCTGATTTTAGATAAGCCTCTACAATATAAACTATTGTAGAGGCAGATAACACAATAAATATTTCTTCTTGCATATGTTATCTAAAGAAATTTAAGACTTGACATCCTTCTAGAACTCCTTCTGGCTGATTAGTTAAATCATAAGGGGGTTTACATGTAGAAGTCTCTGTAATTCTATAGCCCCTAGTGTCCCAATTTGCTGTCATAATTATAGTTTTTTGTTCAACTGATGTTGATACAAAATTACTACGATAATAAGCCGCCATTGTTTTTGTAGCTGGTCTTTCTTCTAATTTATAAAGCGTATAGATCCCTTCTGTTAATTCTTTTGAAGATCCTGGCTGCGGCAAAGAAGTCATTAATGTTTGGCTTTCGCAAAACATTATCATTTGGTAAGGAGAGCCGGGAGGTGAATTTGGTTTTTTTTCACACTTAATATGTGATTTTGGATAAAAAAACTGACCGTCTGGATTTGGAATATATTGTGCCGAACAAGAAGATGTTATCAATCCTGACAATGCTATAGTTAATAAAGCCTTTAATTTCATTTTAAACTCTCCGTTTTTGGTTAATTAAGAGAGTTTATTGTATAGTTCAAATATTAAGGTTTTATTAAAAAGTAAAGTATTTTTTTAGCGTAATTGATATTTTTTCTATAAATTTAAAGTTATTTCTTTTAATTCTTTTAATTCTGTACAATTATTAATTTCTTTTATTTTAATTTCTAAAGATTTAGATAATTTATATTTTTTATTTTCTAAAAAACTTAAGAAATCAATAAATTCTTTTGCGTTTTCTTTAGTAAAAGTTAGATCGTATCCAGATTTACTGGTAAATTTAAAATTTTCTGGAAATTGTTTTGAGATATAAAAAACAAGAAAATCATTTGTATTATAAAAAAAAGAATATTGTTCGCCTTTCCACTCAAAACCTTTTTCTATTTCTTGCTCAAAAATATCATTAATTGAATTTATTACTAATTGCTTTTCTTGTTCTAATGTTTTTTCTGGGTTTTTAATTCTGTGCTGATAAACAGAAGCCCTAGAAATATAATAGTCTCCTTTTTCCCACTTAATCGGAAAATCAGAATTATCTTTTTTTTGGTTAAGTGAAACAAAATTGCCAAATTGATTTTCACCGTCATTAACAATGTGCCTTTTACCTTGTATATATTGTCTCCAAACCCAAGGGCTAGGCAAATTATAACTAGGCTCCCATTTTTGAAATAAATTTAAAGGAATATTTTGAACAGTTATATTTTTTTCTTTATTTTCTATAGTAATCCAATTATCAGGGTGATGAAAAAACATAATTATCCTCTACTTAAAATTTTAAAATTGGTAACTCAACGACAAACGGGTTTCTGATGCTGAAAGGTTGGCCGCCCCCTTCTACTTGAACTGAAGGACCTAATGCTTGAAGCCTGCCTGATCCACCTCCGGGGTTATTAAGTGTCCCTGAAGGTGGAGAATAAACTGTAATTGGGTTTCCATTTAATTGATATAAATGGTCGTGAGTAGCTAAAGAAGTTTTAGGTTGTGTATATTGTTCAGCACCTCCAAATTCGCCAATTTCGTAAATAGTTAAGCCGGGAGGAGCTGAACCTACTCCTCCTCCAATTGCTGATCTAGATAGGTAATTCGGTAAAACAAAACGATTTGATGTTGAGGCCGTTCCCCATAATCCATTTTGCCCTCCATATAATGCAGATAAAGCAGGATATGAAGCAGTTAGCTGCTCAGAGCCGTCTGGAACAATAAATCCAGCCGGAATATTAGCTAGCAACCCTGTAAAACCTATTTTCATCCCGGGAGTGAAAGGGCTTGAAGCAGGAATAATAGAAAAAAACAATACAGTATCTGATAAGGCAATCCCTACTTGAACAGCATTAAGCCCTGGTTTTAAATTAGTAATCGCTCCAGGAGTTGTAATAGATAAATAATAAAGATCTCCTTTTGATAATCCAGAAAATAAAGCGCAATTACCAAACTGAATAACACGGCCATTTGTTAAATCTGCTATTCCTATGGCATTTTGAGCAAAAGCACCGTTAGCCAAAGCTTGATTATATGTATTTGAAGAAGGGTTCCAATAAACAATATCCCCTTTATTTACATTCTCGTCAAACACAGCTGCAGCTTGAGAAACAGAATTACTTGTACCGTCATCTAAAGTCCAAAATTTATTGTTAATTGCTGGATCTGTATTAGTTTCTGCTAATGTTTTGAAAGGTAAGATTAATCCATCTCGCAGTTGTAATGCTTTTGACCATTTTGGATATAGATACGGAAGAGAATCAATAGTTTGGCTTGGATCAATAAAATTAGGCGTACCCCATACTTGATATTGTTTCAATATTTCTGTGATATAATTGTATAATTGATTCGTTTGAGGCCTTGGTATTGCTTTTGCAGGAGAACCAGAGATAAGATCTAATTCATAATCTGGGGTAAAGCCTTGGTTAAAACTGATATCTCCATTGGGTTGTTCTGAATCAGGTATAGGTACTAAATCAGCTCCGCTACCAGAGGCAAAAGGAGTATTAATAAATTTATATGGGTACATTGTTGGACTCTTATTTTTTTTAAACTAAAGATACTAGTCCCAGTATACAGCATAAAGGGCTAATAATATTCAAGTAGTAACATAATTTACTATAAATATTTTTTCCATTAAAATATTCATCTTTATTTTCAATATAATATTGATAAGCATTTTTTTCCCCTTGTAAACAAGATAATTCCCGGCAATAAAAATTTAAAAAATTTAAAATAATTGAAGCTAAGAATAAAAACAATGAATATTTTTGTTGAATTCCTATTGAAACAATAAAACCCATTGCACAAAAAATAATAATAGAAATTTGTCTATATTTTTCGTTAATTGCTATATTTTTATTTGCAATTTTAATATATTCATTATATTTATTATAAGATTCTAATCTTTCTTGTTCTTTATTTTCCATTTCGCCTCTCTTTTTTTATAAAATAGTTATAAATAACTTTACCCCTACAGGCCTAGGAATTAAATTATATAATGCTTCATTATAAACTTGTAATATTCTTATTAATTTATCGCCTGGGTCTTCTGTAAAAAATAAAGTCAAAGTCATATCTTTATTGTCTACTAAATACATTTGTCCTGGATATCCCGCTTCAGGATAAACTTTTAAAAAAAATTGATTTGCATCAGGAATAGTTCCACGTGAAACAAAAGAAAAATAACGTAATCTTAATATAAATCTCTTTTCTTCTGTAGATAAATTAAAACCTTGTCCTGTTGTTGTAAAATTTCCATGATTAAAGTTTTGATTGTTACTAATAGGGGCGGCCGGAGGATTTATATCAAAACCCCATAATTTTTTTTCTGGGCTATCTGGTTCATTCCCCATTGAAAGAGGTAAATTTAATATAATAGACCAAACATCTAACCCAAAATCATTTGCTGTTAGCAAGTTAAATACATTGTTATACCAGTCTCTATATGTTTGCGTTATGATATCTTCATACCATTTATTTTTACTTTTAATTAATCCACCAAGAGCTTTAGTTTGGTCATATTGCCATATTAAAACTCCAGGTAAAATATTTATTTTAGGGTTAAATGGGTACATTATTAATTATTTATGAAGTTTGTATTAGTGTTATAGATGACGGCTGGGTTTTAGCGATTTCAAAAGGTTTAATAAATATCAAATCGCTTGAAAAAGAAGGAGACCCACTTGCTACTGCGCATTGTAATGATTTTATATTTATTCCTGGAATTTGTCCTAAAACTGCGCCTGAAATATCAAAACTTGAAACGCTTGTGCCAACAATAAAACCAGGTTGATTTTGATAAAGTCCATTTGCGTAATTAATAATAGCATCTTGTATTTGTTTTAAAGGTGAGGTGATTGTTGAGTTAATTTGTATTACAACCTGAATTAATATTTGCACAATATTAGGTGTATCGAATAAAACTGTTTGAATTTGTCCGCTTGCAGGATCTGTCACATCAATAGAGCGAGGACTATCAGAGAAACCATTATTATAATTACAGCCTCCAGATTTACTTGCGTAAATTGCTTTTGCAACAGAAAGTAGCCAATCGTTATCATCGTTTTTACCATTTATTGAATTAACACACATATAAATTGAATTCTTAGCAATTGTTATACTTGAAGAATCAGGGAAAGTAATAACAAGAGGTTCACTTTTTGGATTTTCATAAAAATAAGGAGGTGCTTGAACTTCAGGAACAGAAGATACAGCTGCAATCATATTTTGTGCCAATGTAGATCCTTGAACCCCTAATATTGTATTTCTATAAATTCTTGCTTGTTGATCTGTTTGAGAGGGAGACCCAACAAGAAACGGCGCTGCGCTATTATTTACAGATTCTAAGCCAACATAAGGCATTACGATTTGATTAACAGTATCTGGGTTTGCATTTATCTGTCCGGAATTAACAGCTACAAAAACAACAACAGCTTCACCCTCACTATCAAAAGTAAAAGAATTTGGATTTACAAATAGTTGAAAAGTTTCGTTTGACTGTATTTGAATTCCAGCTGGTATGGTAGTTAGCGGTATACCTATACATTGGATTTCAATCATAGTATTAGATGCGCCGATTCTTTGCCCACCAAGCAATGAAATTATAGCATCTAAAAAAACGCCTTCTGCAATATTTGGGTTTAATTGATTTAAAGCACTAGCAACTAATTCTCCGCAAGAGTTTCTTGCTGTTGTTTCAGCAGAGATTAATACGCCCTGCGGAGATTCTGGTGTAGTAACCAAATTCTCACCAAATGCTTGTTTATATTCAGACTTAACTTCTGCAAGAGTTTGCTCTGAGTCAAATAAGACAATTCCGCTTGGTGTTAAATAATTAAAACTCATAATTTACCTTAGATTGTGATCAAGTCATTAAATGATTGAGGACCATATATAGTTCTTATTTTAGCATAATAAGTTAATTGTCCTTCTAAAAAAGAAACATTAATAGAAACTACTTCTTGTACGCCTGTTATTGTTATAAATATTCTTCTTAAAAAATATCTAAATTGATTTATATTGGGACTTCCAGAAAAAACACTATCATCAAAAGGTATGCCACGGTTTACAGAATACTTTAATTCACCAATTTTAGTTTGTGCAGCATTCCTGCATAATTGTGATACAGCGTTATTATCTAGTCCAATAGCAATATTTCCAAATTCATCAAGATATAGATCATTCCCTTGGGATTCTCTTTGTGAATTTAAACTATTTTGTGTTGTTAAGAAGCTGATTACTGTCATTTTTTATAATTAAACTACGCCCGGTGTTATAGTCCCGGTTGCTGTTATATTCCCCGTTACTGCCAAAACTGGCGTTACCATAGATACGTTACCTGTAGAGCTAATTGTCGTTTCTCCCCCCGAATTTACTGTTACAGCCCCTGCAGTTATACTTGCGGATCCGCTTATAGATGCGATTAAACTTGCTGCATTTAAAGTCGTGTTTCCGACAGAAATAATATTAATATTTTGAGCGTTTATTGTTATCGTATTTTGACTTAATGTTAATTTTGTTGATCCGTCTATTGATTGTATAACAAGATTTTCCTGATCACCACTAGATATTGTATAATTATTTAATGGAGCTGGTCTAAAAACACCAAAGGCAAATTGTTTAAATATTTCAGATGCTGGCCTTGCTTGTTGCCCATTAATCAAGTAATTTGTTGGATCCCTATCGCCAGCTATAATATACCCAAGATCCCCTATTTTTAAAGGAAAGTTAATAATAAACCCACCGCCACCGGGCTGGTCTACTGGCAAATTCAAGATTGGGTTTCTAGGGATTGTTCTATTTTGTTGATCTATTAACGTAATAGCAGGCCTAACATTTACTCTATTTGTTGACCTATTATAAGACATAACAATGGCAGGTATCATTCCATCTGTGTTTTGCCTTTCTTTTTTTAAAATCTCTTTAAACGAACCTGTTAATGAATCAAGATTAGTAGGGTTAACAGTAGTATTATTTCCGCTAAAACTCATTATAGTATCACTCCGTTTCTTTGGGCTTCGGCAATCCAGTAAAAATTATTTTCTCTACTAGAAATATCAAATGCAAGTTTATATACAATATAAGAGCCATTAGCTGTAGGTACTCTATCACTTTTTACAGTTAACAGAGTACCTAACCTAGTATAATTGTCAAGCATAAATGTAACTTTTACGCCAAAATTTGTTATTTCCGGAAGATCAATCATTCCTGTTTCTGCACTTACTATTTTTGTTCCGGCTGAAACTAGAGCTGTATTTTTATTTTTTACAACTAAAACATTGTTTTCTATATATGCGCTGACTCCGCCAATGCTATTTATTCTATCAATTTGTTTTAAAGCTGCTCCTATAAAGTTGTAATTAGTTAAAGGTTTATCTGTTGCTTCAAACTGTAACGGGATACCAAGGCTCCCTGCAACTTGTTTTGCTATATTTGAAATTAAATTTGTTGGTACAGCAGCAGGAGTTATTATATTTCCATTTTGAAAAAAGAACGTTAAACAATTTAACGTAACTATATTGTCAGGAGGCTTTGTAATAGAGGCTTTAACAACGTCCCCAGAGTATATTAATGATAGCCCAGTAGAAACTCTACCTGCACTAACTGTAATTTGTTTTGCTACTCTATTTGCGTTCCAAGGGCTTGTCTCTGATAATAAAAACTCTCTTGTCTCTCTTGATAGCCCAGCAATGCTAACTTCACACTCTTGCGGGTTTTCATTGTCAAATTTTGTTCCTCTCGCAGTGATCCAAAGGCCGTTAGTTCTTAAAACTTGCCCAGCAGAATTTAGCTGTGTTTGCGTCTCATAGTTATAAATTTGATTGTTTACCTGTAGAGTAACTCTAATTATTTTTGGATCTAATTGATCAAGCATTTTCTATTGCCTGCCGCAATTCTTTATTGCTTATATAAATTAAAACTTGAGAATCTCCAAATTTTGTATAATCTGGGTTTTCATCGTCATTAGCTAATAGCATAAAATTACCATTAAACAAATATAAATAACCTAAGATTAAAGTACCAGATGTTAATACTTGATTAATAATAAGAGGGGTATTATTTAAACTTATACTGATTAAAACAAGATTTTTAGCTCCGTTATTTACTGTTCTTAAAGTAATAGCAAAAAAACCATTATCTAATATTATAGTAGCAGTTTGATTTGCGTTATTTTGTAATGGTATCTGTATCATTTTTATTATTAAAATATTTTTTTTATTAAATTGTTTCCGCCTTCAACTATATTTTGGAAAGTAGTTTGTCTTTGTTTTGGCGTTGCAGGCGTTGGCTGTAAATTTCCTCTATTAGATTGCTGTTTGTCTAAAGGATCTTTTGGCTGGTATTCTGTAACTAATGTTGTTGCAAACTGAATTTCTATTGTTTTTATATTTATAATACTAGCATTAATCATTTCTGCTGTTCTTTCGTACGGTATAGAATAAATAAATTGACTTTCAAAAGTTCTTTCTTGCGTTTGAATTATTAACGGGGTTGCATTTAAATATAATGCTTCTATCTGCTGATATAAATTTTCTACTTGCCCTGGTGGAATAAATAAATCTATCTCTATTTCTGTTTGATTTAATACTCGGTTATCTGAGACTGTCGATATGTTTTGAACAGTTTCAATCGGATGTTTTGTAAAAGTAGCATTTGGTTTTGGCTGAACTCTTAAGATTGTGCAATCAATTAAAATTTGAAAAAAGTCTTTATCAAATATACCTATTGGAGTTAGCGGCTCTCCCTGCCCTAGTGAAAGATTAAAACTCATTTTAAGCCCTCAATCCGTCTGCATAAGATAATTGCGCATTATTAAATTTATCATTTAAAGCCGAAGCAATATTAGAAGCAATATCATCAACGCTTGTTGCTTGCGTGCTAATATTTATTTTATCAACTGTTACATTATTACTTGAGCTCCTATTATTTTGAGAATTTGCATAAGAAATAGAATTTGAATTAATAGAAGAAAGAGGATTTTGATTTATACTATTCATTGTTTTTCCGGCAGAATTCATTGCTTCTTTTGATCTGTCATCTTTTAAAATTGAAAAAATAGATTGGGTTCCATTTGCTTCAAATTTTTTGCTGGAAGAAAATAAATTACTAACAAATTCTACTGCTTTAAAAATACCTCCAACAATAGCAGACACAGCATTAAAAACATCTTTTAAAGCACTAATTAAATATGAAAATAAAAGTTGCGCAGTCTCCCAAAGAAAACCAAAAACATTTGAAAGTGTTTCAAAAACATCTATTAAAGCGGGAAATTCTTTTACCATATCGCCTATAAAAGAACTATCGCCCCTAGAAAAAGCTTGCCAATCTTCATAAAATATAGCAAAAGCAGCGGTTAATAAAGCAACAATTCCAATAACCGCATAAAATGGAGAAGCTAGTGTAACTGCCGCAATTGCCGCTCTAATTAAGGGTGGAATCAAATATAAAGTAATTGCTGATCCAGCAGCTATAGCAAAACCAATAATAAGATCTTTGTGCGTACTAACATAAGTGCCTACTTTTTCTAAAGCTTTTCCTATTTTTGAAAATATGGGTAAAACCATACTTCCAACTATTCCAAAAAATTTATTAAAAGATCTACTTGTATCTTCCCATTGCTGATTAAACTTACGTGATAATTCAGCATCTTCTTTTGTTACAACACCTAGTTCTTTTTGCCTTTTAATAGCGACATCTACTTCTGCCCTTCCTTTTTGAAGCAATGCTATTGTTCCTTGATCTAGCCCAAGCCTCATTCCAAGACTATTAGCCCTCTGCCTATCTAAACCTTGGAAAGCGTCTGCAAGCTGAGGGAGAACCTGCAGAACGTCTTTTGCCTTCCCACTTGCGTCTGTCATTGAGACGCCAAGAGACCTAAACAAAATGGATTGTTCGCTACTCACTTTGTTTGCAAATTGCCCAAATGTATTTGATAGTCTTTCTACTGTAGATTGAAATTCTTGAGCAGATCCGCCTTCTCGTTTAACAGCCCCTCCCCAAGCATCTAGATCTTCAACATTTACATTTAATCTTTTTGATATAATTCCTAAGTTATCTGCATATTTTGTATATGCAGCAGTACCCGCAATAAGTCCACCAAGACTTGCAGCTCCTAAAATAACTCCAGTATAAGATTTTGCTAAATTTAATAAAGAACTAGAAAGGCTTTTAGAAGCTCCTTCTGTTTTTTCTAATGTTTTTTCTAGCTCTTGAGTTTTATTTTTTGCAACAACTGTTTTGGATATTAACTCTTCAGTATTTGCAGTTAAAACTAAGGCAAAACTTTCTACAACACTTGTCACTATTATCCACCTTTTGCTTTTGCTTGATCTTGCGCGTATTTTGAAGCTGTATACTCATTAAATTTCATAGTAGCTACTGCTTCATAAATATCTATTGCATCTTCAAGGGTATATACAGTATTTAGTTCATGTAGAGTTGCTTTACCCTCTGCTATTAAAGATCCAATTAAACTGTTAACATTTTTAAATTCTTGGTAAGGCGCATTATGGCAAAACCTTTTTAAGAAAGTTAGGCTTTGCCTTTTGGAAAAAAACCAAAATTAAATAACTGTATTTCTTGTTCAAGCTCAATAAGACTTAAAACATTAAAATGAGTATCGATTAAAGAATCTGTTAACATATTAATAACACCAGGAGATATTTCTACTGACGCAAATGTTCTTAGTTCTGATGTGATTTTTTCTAATTCTGATAAAGATGAATTTCCGCTTTGTTGTAAAAACTGAATAGCGTGGATATATTTTGATGCTTTAGTAGCAGGTATTTTATAGATTGTTACTTTTTTCCCAGTCCCGGGAATCTTTTTTAATTTTGCTGCCATCACTGGGTTAGTATTAACTTCTAAAAGTTCTTCTTCAGTAAGACTTGAAATATCTCTTTCGCAGCCGACTTCTACTTCTTTAAAACCAAGACTTCTTAGTGTATCTAAGTTATAAGTATTCATTTTGCTCCCCCAAAATTAAAAATTAAACTGGTAAATTTGTTATAGGTAAATTCCCTACAGGCACATTAATAACAGAAATAGAACCAAATTTCATCGTATAAGGTTTAGTTTGATACCGGCCATCTTGACCCAGTGTATGACCTGGTTTTGCATTTGTTAAAGTTCCATTTTTCAATGTAATAATTTGTGTTCCTGTTGAATTTGTTATAATTACTTCAATTAAATCATTTGTTGAAACTTTACCTTTAAAAATTAAATTATTTGCTACTAGTTGACTCATAATTAAATCGCCGGCACTATTAGGCATTAAATTAATTGTTAAAGTTACTACGGATGCTTTTACCCAACGACCTGTGTCTCCGTTTGGGCCAATTACCATATCACCCATATCAATAGCAGGAAGGTCATATGAGTTTGCATCATCAGCAAAAGAAGAGATAAGAACAGGTATATTTCTGAATGTATTACTTGCTTTTAATACTATCTGTGACCCGCTGCCTGAAATATCATACATAATTTAATCCTCTTTTTATACAATAGCGTGTATACCGTTAATTTTACTGATTGAGTTATCTGCACCATAAATTAGTATATAATCAGCGTTATAAGTTGTTTTTCCGCTTGTAGCGTCTGCGACTTGATTAATTGTAACTCCAAGCCAATAGCCATTATTTTGAACAGATAAATAAGCATTTTCATCGCCAGACAAATTGGTTATTTGTTGGATATCATTGTTTGATAATTGATTCCCAATACTAGTCACGCCATTTGTTAATGCTTGATCTATAACGCTCTCTAATGTTCCACGTATAATTGCTTCCCCGCTTGGGTTTGCAGATATAATCGAGCTGCTTATTAGGTTTGTCATTAAAGCTGCTTCCATAGCTGCTTTTAACCACATTTCATTTGCGTATAAGTTCATCATTACAGGCGGTTGACCAGCAGCCCTTAAGCCAAATAATTGGCCTTGTTGAAAAAATGATGTTGGGGTTGATAACTGAACAAGCCCATAATAGTTTATCCCCAACGCATTGTAAGAATTAGCTACAGTTTGGCTATTAACAGAAGGAGTTAAAGTAGGATCTGGTTGATAATTATAACTACTTGTTGATTTTCTATTGGCAGAATAATTAGTTGAAGCCAAAATTTTCATTGGTAGCATTTCAGAATAGCCCGTAGAAGGGTCTGCTATTTCCATGCCTGTTCCATACGCTGTATTTTTTAATTCTGTTGCCCAAGTGACTGCGTTTGCATTTGAGCTGTTAAACAAAAACATAAAATAAATATTATATGAAGCATTCCAAGCGCATATTTCTTTATATTGTTCTAAAGTTAATTGATCTTGAAACAAGAAAGAACCAAAGTTAACTCCCCCGGGAAGTCCGATATTTGTAGTTAAGCAATCTGTTAAGCTTTCTGTTAAGCTGCCATTTGCCCATATTGCACCGGTTGACCCGTTTAATGATTGTGGTAAAAAACCAAAAGTAACAGCTATATCCGTTCCTGTTGTTCCGTTTGTAATAGAAACAGCATCAGCGATAGTATTGCCGCCAGTTAAAACAAAAGCTCCAGCTACAGAATCCCAGGCTACGGTAGCATCAGCAAATTGAGGTACTGCAGGATATGATGCATTTAAAGCAGTTTCAATAACAGAAGCAATTTCACTATAGCTAGTTGCAGCAGAAAAATCTAAAGATGCAAGCTCTGCTGTGTTAGCGCCTAAAGTGATATTTATGGATCCATCAGTAATCAGCTGCATATTAGTTAAGCTAATAGATGGTTTTGCTGCAAAAATCATAGGAGCTATATCAGAACTAACCCAGCGCCCAAAAGAAATAAATGGGGGGGAAGTTAATTGCTTACTCATAAAACTAAAATAAGAAACGGCTCGGCTATACTCAACAGAAGAAGTTCCAAAATAATTTCCAACTGCTTGTGCATTTGAAAAGTTTAAATAAGTTTGGGGAGGGAGTAATTCATTTGAAGTGAAAAGCCTTCCAACTAAAGCTCTTACAGCTATAGTTTGACCAGCAAGCATGCCAGATTTAATATCAATATATTGCTGAATAGGAATAGCAGAAAAGCTCATGTTTCACCTTATTATTTTTATTATTTTTAAAGGATGATCATTGCGTCATCTTTTTTTTATTTTTATAAATAGATATTATCACTTTTCTTTATTAAATTGCAAGTTAATATTTTTTATTTTTTAAAACATAATTATGTTTTAAAGAAACCAAAATAGTTTAAAAAATATACTATCATAGATCCTATAAATTATTAAAAGTAAAGTAATTTATTATTATTTATTTTAAAGAATTACTTTACTTTTTGTTAAGTTATAGTATAATTACTTTATCAAAGCAGTAAAATTTTAATTAAAAAAGGAGAATATAAAATGACAATTAAAAAAGAATATGAATTTAAGTGCAGCGTAGGCAACTCAAGATTAAATCATTACGCAGTAGATTTTTATGTATCTAGACTAGATGACAATAAAATCATGCTTAAGCTTGAGAAAAACACTATATATACAAATAAACATATAGTACTAGATAGACGAAATTATAAACACGCAGTAGGCGAGTTGGAAGGAGCTTCGAGATTAGCTTTTGTGTTAAATAAGTATTTCGATTTTGAGTTTGATATTCCCAATGAATGAAGCTGAAATCCATATTTTTGATACTGCTGTGGCTGGATGTGTTAAATATAAAATAAAATACGGTTAATAAAATTTTGCTTTTTGCTTGGGTGAATTAAAACAAAAAAGAGATGGAAATGACGCAATTATCACAATATGGAAAAACAAAAATGAAACTAGAATTTGGAAGAACATTTGACGATCATGGTTTTATAATTGAATCAGTTGAATTTAAAACTGATGATGGAAGAAGCGGAACAGTGCAATTAAGTAAACGTGAAGAGTCCTTACATTGCGAGTTTTGCACTGATGATGAATTTAGCGAAGAAGAGAGGGATTTTGCTATGGGAAAATTTATGGAAATGCTTGAGATAATAGCTTGTAACACCTATTCAGTGGCTTAATTAAAAATTTGAGATTTTACGTTTTAAAAACGGGAATCAATTATAATTACTTTATCGCAGCAATCAAGCTGTTTAAAAAGCGGGTTAAATAATGTACGGATTAATTTTTGATTCAGGGAAAAAAGTTTTAACTAGAAAAGGCCAGAAATATGTCTTTAACGCAACCCCAACAGAAGAATTTTGGGAAGCTTGGCGAAGCGATAAAGGATCGGTAAAAAATAAAGGATTTAGTGTAAGCAAAAAAGGTGACGGGTATGATTCTGCATGGTTTGTAAATCGCTGGGAAGACGTACCCGATCACGTTAAAAAATTAGATAAAGAATTTAATCGGCTTTCAAAACAGGAAGAATTAACAACAGAAGATGTACTATTAAAACCTGACAATTTAAATTATTTAGGTTATCAAAAAGTAGGGATCACTTATGCTCTTCAAAAAAAGTCATGTTTGATCGGAGATGAGATGGGGCTTGGTAAAACAATACAGGCAATTGGCGTAATGAATAACATTTCTGATTTTAAAACAGCAATTATAATTTGTCCTGCTTCATTAAAAGTTAATTGGTATAGAGAGATTAAGAAATGGCTGATAAATCAAGATTTAACTATTGAAATTATAACATCAAAATCTTTAGATCAAAGTTTTGATAAAAATATTTCGGAAGTATGTATTTAACTAAACTAGCATAAAATATAATCAAAATAAGATTTATTTAATATTTTACTTGACTAAAACTTTATTTAAGTATAAAATTATACTCATAAACTCAGGGTGTAATCATGAAAACTAAAATACAAAATCGCTCTACTAAAGACGATATTATCACAAAAGAAATTCCAATGGCTTGTTCTAATGAAAAACTAGCTGTTGAATTTATGGAAGCTAAAAGATGGGGCGATCATCCTTTTTGCCCATGCTGTGCAAGCCTTGATGTTTATCAAATGCGAAGTTTAGATGGTGTGCGTCAAGAAAACTTTCGTTGGCGTTGTCGTGATTGCAGGAAGCAATATACTGTGCGTACAGGCACTGTATTTGAAGATAGCAAAATAGAATTACGTCATTGGTGTTTTGGCTTTTGGCGTGCCTCTACTTCTAAGAAAGGCGTAAGTGCTTTAGAAGTTCATCGTCAAACAGGTTTATCTTATAAATCCTCTTTATTCATGTTAAATCGTATTCGTTTTGCGATGGCTGATAGCGTGCAAGATCCACTTAAAGGTGATGTTGAAGTAGATGAAACATACGTTGGTGGAAAACCTCGTTATAAGGGGCAAAGCAAGCGTGGACGTGGAACTAACAAACAACCCGTGGTTGCTCTAGTAGAGCGTCAGGGACGGGTTAAAACCAAGCCAGTGGCTAACGTAACAGGTAAAACTTTGAAGACTCTAATACTGGATAATGTTTGCAAGACTTCACGTATCATTACAGATGAAAACCCTTCTTATAATGGGATAGGTCAACATTACGAAGGAGGTCACGAATCAGTATGTCATAGTGCAAAAGAGTATGTGCGTGGGGATATCCACTCAAATACTATTGAAAGCTTCTTTGCTATTGTTAAAAGGGGTTTAAATGGCATCTATCATGCTGTTAGCAAAGAGCATCTACATCGCTATATGGCTGAATATGAATTTAGATACAATTTTAGGGAAATGGAAGACGGAGAACGCACCATTCAGGCTATACACTCTTCACAAGGAAAGAGATTAATGTACAAAGAATGTATAGCATGATCTAATTTTGTTTATTAAAACCGAACTTTAAAATTTCTAAAGATCGGCTCCCTCGTTTAGTGTGGGTAACTGCGGCAGTGCTCACGTACATGCTCTATTTTGCCTTTTTTAAAGCGCAAATATGGACATACGTGAACTCCCTTTGGCAAATTACAAATAATAGCCATAATAAGTCCTCCTACTTGAAGATTAAAAGTATGAGTGGAAGTTGACTTATACTGAGGAAGGTGTAAGAATTACGACGTAGTATCTTGTGAAAGCCTTCATCAGTGATCATTAAATTCCGCTCATGATGGTTGATATGTCTAGGTCGGTAATGATAAACGCACTCACGAAAGGGTTTATCATTACCGCTTGGTTTTGGCTGCTAGATCAGCCTTAAATTCTTTTCATAAAAATTCCTCTTTAAGTATAAAACTTAAAAATATATGTAAGTTCCTTTGCTGATGTTAATAAGCATATTTTTTTTACACATATTAAAGATACGTGTTGAAAGAGTGGCTTCTTTCAATTCTATATTGAACCTTTGTCTTAAAATCGTACTAATTTCCTTTATGTGTATTCCAGAAGAGTGTTCCTTAACTATGTTGTAGATATTATTTTCTATTTCTAAAGTTTTAGAGCGAGGTTTTTTAGGGATAGTAGATTTTGATATGCTAGTCTGAGTCATTCCATTATGTGAGGGAATATAGGCTGATTCAGTTTTACGGGTTATGAATTGACCATTCAATGATGAGGTGGATTCTACAGCTTGTTGTTTCTCTAAATATTCTAAAAGCTTCTCAAATTCATATTTTAGAGGCCAGAATTTAGCTTGTATTTCAGTCCTTTTTGGCTCCCTAGATAAAATATGATCAAAATAGCTTATTTGATGCTTTACAGTTTTAATGTAATCGTGTACCATAACATTTCTCGTAGTTGCAGTTTAAGATAAAAGGGGTGTGAACAAGATTCACTTAATAGCCCTGATTTTTATATTTTGTTGTAATGGTTTGGAGCGCTCCGGTATCGAACCGGATTTGTGGCCCTATCAAAGACTCAATCCCACCTGGGGCGCCCCAAATTCTACAACTTGAGCAGTTTATCAGTCCTTTTTAAAAAGATCCAGAAAATATTTTACTTTTTGAAAATAACTTTTTACTTTTTCGTCAAAAACGCTAACTTTTATTTTGAAATTAAAAAATATGAACAAAAAAAAATCTGGCGCAGAACCTCAACGGGTCAAGATTGATCTTAATTGGGAAAGTGCGATAGGGAAAGCTTTAAAAAAACCGCCCCAAAAAGAGGAGTTTGATAAATTGAAAACCTCAAAAAAATAAGTATCTTCCTCAGTTATCAATATAAATTAAATACACGTTTACTTAAGTACATACTTCCGAAATATTTTAATAATGAATTATGAAATAGCTAAAAAAATTCAAGGGAAACTATCTAATAAAACTCGCAATCTATTAATTTGCGATGAATCACATTATTTAAAAAACTATAAATCAGAAAGAACAAAAGCTGTTTTAAAAATCTCAAAAAAGTGTATAAAAGTAATCTGCATGACTGGGACGCCGATCATGAACCGTCCTGTAGAATTATTAACGCAATTAGAAATTCTCGGAAACAACGCAATGGAAGGGTTTAATAAAAGTAGGAGAACTTTTTTGAATAGATATTGTTTAGATGATGACGGTCATTACGCAGGAGCTAGGAACTTAGAAGAATTACAGGAAATACTTAGATCTAATGTAATGGTTATGCGTCACAAAAAAGATGTACTAAAAGATCTACCGCCAAAAATGAGGAAAATAATAACACTCGAAAAGAACGAAGCTGTTTTAAAAGAGCAAAAAGAGCTATAAAAATACAAACAAGGAATCGAAGAGTATAAAAAATCACTTTCAAAAATCAAAAAATTAGAGAAAAATAATAAGGAAGAATTTGATTCTGCGTTAGCGGCTATCAAATCATTAAAGCATAGCGAAATAGGGTTAATAACAACCCTTAGAAAAAAAACATCCATCTCAAAAATACCTTATTTAATAGATTTTATAAATGAATTTTTTAATTCTACGAATAGAAAATTAGTTTTATTTTGTCATCACAATGAAGTGGCAACAAAGATTGAAGAAGAATTTAAAAAAATATGCGTAAAAATAACTGGCTCTGTTGACGTTTCGAAGAGACAAGCTTTAGTAGATAAATTCCAAGATGATTCTAGTTGTAAATTATTTATCGGAACGTTACATAGCTGCGGGCAAGGAATAACATTAACACCATCAAGCGATGTTTTATTTGCAGAAATAGATTGGACTCCTGCAACATTATGTCAAGCGGAAGATAGATGCCACAGGATAGGTCAAAAAAATTACGTAAGTATTACGCATATGGTTTTTGATGAAAGTATAGACGGGATGTTAATTGAGAAAATTATAGAAAAGCAAGAAATAATAGATCAAGTGACAAAATAAAATAAAAAATAAAGCTTTACTATTTATTAAAATTAAAGTAGTATTCGGTTTCTTATTAAACAGGAGGAATTATGGATAAAATAACATGAGCCATGAAACCTACGTAATCGCAGACACTCACTTTGGCCACGCCGGAGTCTGTAATTTTGAAGACTCCAATGGCAAGAAAATTAGGCCTTGGAGCACTCCGGAAGAGATGGACGAGGTCTTGGTAGATAATTGGAATAAAACGGTCAGGGACGTTGACAAGGTGTATTTGCTTGGGGATGTGGCTATCAATAGGCGGTGTTTGCCCACGCTAGGAAGGCTGAAAGGAAATATCATTCTTGTTGCGGGTAACCATGACGTTTTCAGACTTGAAGAATATATCCCTTATTTCAAAGATATTAAAGGATGTGTAATTTATAAAGATTATATTTTGTCTCACATGCCGGTTCACCCGTCGCAAAAAGAGCGATTCAAAGGCAATATTCATGGGCATTTACATCATAATAAAATATTTTATGATGGTATTGATATTCCGATTATAGATGATTGGTACCGCTGTGTTTCAGTCGAGCAGATAGATTATAGCCCGATTAATTTTAATTCGGTAATAGGAGGTTAGAATGGGAAAAGAGGAAACTTATTATTTTAAATGCCCGGAAACAGAAGAAGAAAAAATTAATGATTCTGTTCATTTTGATACCAGCATACATATTATTAATCTTTCATTTAAGGAAGGAAATAAGTGGTATGTTAATGATGGCCAATCTAGTTTTTACGCAATTGTTGAAGATGAATCTTTCTTGAAAAAAGTAAAATCTGGGGACGTATCGTTTGCAATTAATGATATCTTAAGAGTAAAAATCAGAAGGGAGCAGTTCCTTAATACATCTCAAAATAAGCTTAAAACAAAAAATTTCATAGAAGAAGTAAAAAGACATCAAAAACCACCTATGTAATCGCTAATGCTCTTGCTTCCCCACCACGACATTTCCCTGTTTTTTGACTCATTTTTTGCCTCTTTGTTTGTTGTTAAAGCTCGTTTTAGCTTGCATAATGATAAAAAACAAGCATTTTTATAAAAATGCTTTCTAACTGTTTTTTCTAACCCTAATGATGAACTTAGGTGCTTTTTTAATGGGAAAGAATTTTCTGTTGTCGTATTACACGCTACAATCTATTTTCATTATATTAAAAATAAAGTTTTATATTTGGATGCGGGTAAAATATTGGCTAATTCTGAATTTTTTATAGATTAATTTTTAAAACCCATAAACGCCTTGCTGCTGAATTCCTGAAATAACAGGTATTTCGTATTTAAATGTTCTGTTATAAGTTAGATCAAAAGTAAAAACCGGGTTAAATTCATTCCTGTCTTTATCATCAATAAAAGGTATATTTTGAACGTCACTTGGCTTTAAAATTCCAAGACCATTTTCATATAGGCTGTATATTGTTCTATCGCTGTAAAGTAGTAATTTTGCTGAATTAACTAAATCAGAAGCGGTAAATGAAATGTCTTCGGGATCCTGAATTTGAAGCCCTGATATTTGAAAAGTAGATTGGTATTTTTGTGTTTCGGTATGAAACATTTTTTCTTCATCTTCATCCCACGTATCTTTCTTTGAAGGCATTCCATAAGCGTGATCGCCAGGTATCTTCTGAACAAAAATAATGGTTGAGGGATCGTCCGGCAAGCCCTGCCTTGTCGGTTGATAAGATTGCCAAGTTTGAAAATTAGAATAACCCATTAAAGTTAAACCTTCATTAAGTATTATTTTTAATAAGCTAAATATATCATTATCAGATATATTTGTAGTGTCTATATTTTTTATTTTCATTTTTTATAGCTGCCTATTCCAAGCAATATACGATTTTTCTTTTATTTGTTTTGATATTTTTTTTTGATATTCTTCTAATTTTAACTTAAAACCTTTATCAGTATTAATTTTAAAAACAGAACAAAGCATCCCTATCCACCCATCCATTTTAAAAATATCGGGAACAGATGATTCACATTGTAAAATTTGATCTTTAAATACAAGTTTATCTCCTGCACTATTCCTTTGAACATCCGTTAATTCTGCGTTTATATAAAAAATATAAAGTATTTTGTTTTGATCAAAGCCATATTGCTCATAAAGATTTCTGTTTACAGGTTGCAAGCTTCCGCTTATAGTCATAGGATCATCATATTGTGAAATTTCTTGCATCACATCATTATTTATTCTGCTTATAAACTTAAACCATAAAACCTCTGTATCGCCTAAAACTTGCATTGCTAGATCATAATTATTAGACCCGTACGTCATAAACATATTAATATCTCAATTAGGTGGGGCTGCATTGTTTATTATTATTATAATACAAGCCCCAAATTCTTATTTTTTAGAAACAACATGTGTTAGTGAGCTTAGCATAAAACCAGAATCAACAAGAGGTTTTCTTAATGACGCTGTTATCTTTTTATTGCTTAACTTTTTAGCTCTTGCTTTTACTGTTGCCTCTTTTAATGGAGGCTCTTGTATTTGCGTTATTTTTTTGCTTATTAATTTTGAAGCTCTTAGCCCGACTCCTTCATAAACATTTTCTATAGTTTCTTTTTCTTTTAATACGGATTTTAAACCTGAAGAAAATAATTTCGCAATATCTTGTCTATTTTCTTTTATAGATGATCGAATAAAAGATCTAGATGGTATTCCCTGTTTTGGGCTTCCGTATTCTTGTATGATCGCAATACTAGCGACAGTAGGAGATTCTTTTTTAGATAACAACTTTGATTTATTTTTTTTATTGTTATTTATATTTTCTTGTTTTTCCGGGTATCTTAACCCGTCAAACCAACCTACTTCTATTTTAAGTTTTTGAAGATCTTTTGCTTTTTTTATAATATTATCAAAACCAGAACCTGATTTTTTCATTATGAGTAATTACCGTTAAAGCCACGTATCGCTAAACTATTTGGAACCCCATTTACTATAAAACCACCAGCAGAAGCTGACTGTAGTAAAGCCAAATAAGCTTGGCCATAAGGTGTTGAACTCATGAAAAATTGCCAAGAATTACTTACAGGTGGGGCTAATAATGAGACAGCAATTTTATCTACTGTAGACTGCGTGATAGGAAGGCTTCTTTTCCCTTTTGTTGTATTATAAAAATATTGGGTAATATGGGCAGTAATATATTGTAGTGCTAGTAGCCTTTTTGCGTTATTTAACCTGCCAAAATTTATATTTGAACAATAACAAGCTGCCTGATCCCAATTACCCTGTAATATTAATTCTGGAAAAGTTACAGGGTTGTTGAATTCAGGAAAAAGAGAAATAAAAGCTTCATAATCAAATGTAAAAACACTTGCATAAGACATATTATTTATAGTTTCTAATTACTTCGTTTGTTAATTCCAATGGTACAGGCGCTTTTTCTGTATCGATAATTGAAGCTCCTTTTGTTTGATTAATTTTTTTTAATCTTTCTGGGGTGATAGGTGAAAACTCATCTCTTTCAACTAAATCTTTTAAAACTTTTTCTTTTTTTTCTCCGCTTTTTGAGAAAGTAATTAAACCATTAGCAAATAATTGTCTAAATGTACTGTCTTGCCTTACTAAATCAAAATCTTCTCTTGATAAAACAGTTTCTATAATATTTCGAGTATTAACACCATTATTATCACGCATTGCAACATTTGCGCCGCCATTTATTTTAATTCTTTTTTTTACAGCTAATTGATTAAACCTAGGATTATTTTTGATAGATCCAGCTTCCATTATTAATGGCAATTGTTCATAAACACAAACTAAAAAAGAATGGGTTGCTGTGGAGTATACATGTATTTTTTCACTCATTTTTATCCCTCATTTTTTATATTGCCTAGCTATAATATATTATAGCTAGGCAAATATTTTTAAGCTGCATCTAATATTGATAAATTTTGTTTTTCATCAGTAGATGCTTGTGTGCCTTTAGAATTACCAAAGCCAGGTCCATTATCAGCAGTTGCAACAACAACTAATATAGGACGTTTTGCTTTAGTACCTGCTGTAGCCATACCATCTAATTCAATAAAACCATTAATTTCAGGTTTTACGCCGATAGTAAAAAATTCAGCAGGAACAGCTTGCAGCCATGTTTTACCGCCGTCTGTTGATCCGTCATCTTTAATGTGATCAGCATAGCAATATACAGCATTTAAGCCAGAAATACCATCTGTAAATTCAGGTGAATATTCAACACGACAATTTTTATAAGTTTTGTTAATCCATTCATTAACACTAATACCAATTCCGGGTTGTTCTGCTGGTCGATCCAAAGCTTGTTTAAAAGATGAAGGAATAGCAAGAATTATTTCATCTTTGTTAGGGTCAATATTACTACCAGACTGAACTAATAAAGTAGATGTTAAAAATATAATATCGTTAATTATCTCAATAAAAGTTTTATTATTCCAGTTAGAGTATCCAGAAACACCAGGAGCAAGAGTTACAGGAGCTGGTAAGCTAGGATCATTTAATATACCTGTCGTAGTATTAAGTCCGTTATTATAACCGTAAAAACAAATTTGGTTACGAAGAATTGCCAAGCCACGCATAACGCCAAGACGTTTGTTTGCAGTTACATTTTGCTTCATTTTTGCGTATGTTTCTTCTTCTTGCAAAAATGATTGCAAACCTAATGCGAAACGAACAATAGACATATAGCCAAAATTTAAGTTTTGACCGGTCAAGTTGTAATTAGAATAATCTTGGTACGGAGTAGGAGAACCAGATACTTCTAATTGAGTCAAAACAACTTGGTTATCCCATTGATCGCCAGTTACTGTGCGACCCACTAAAGCATCACCTTTCCTTGTTTTAGTAATATTAAGTATAAAACCCGGATCCCAAAATTGAGTAAATTGAACAGGAACGCCGATACTAGGAATAGTATTAGGAGCTTGTATAAACCCGTTCGTAGGAGCAACATCTTGTGCATAAAAATTAACACCAGGTTTTAATGCAGAATAAGCTCTTTCATTAATGTGGTATCCTAATTTTTTTTGTGCATTTAATTTATCTGAAAAATCAGCTGAATCAGTTGCACTTGCAAAATCAAAACAATTTAATTTTGGAGCATTTTCTAAAGAAATTAATTCTGATGCTTTTTTTGCTGATATAAAACTTTTTGGTATTGGATCGTAGATTATTCCTGTTTGTTGTTGATTCATTTAACGCCTCTTTATTTTTATTTTTAAGTTATTTACAAAATATTTTTTTATTTTATTGTTTTTTCTTTTGTACTTAATCCTGTAGGAGAATAATAAGCTGCGACAGTATTATTAATATTAATAATACATTCAGTTGGCCCAGATCCAGTCGGATTATTAAAATATTTAATTTCAGCATTACAAGGGGTTTGGGTCGCAGTAGGCGCTGTAAATCTAGGTATAGATGACAATTGCCCTGTTGTATTATTCATTACTATTAAATCTCCAATATTTGCTGGAAAATTTGATATAGTAACCGCAACATCGCCTTGCGTAGCCAAAGTAGCCGTAGATCCGTTTGGTAATTTCATTGTTGGTGCTAATGGGTTAAAAGCCGTACCAAAAGAAACATGATCATCTTTATTTACTAAAATACCTGCAAAAGGATCGGGGCTTGTTAAATAATTTGGATTTCCAGCTTGAACTGTTCCATTTTGATTTTTTACATTAGTATAGCCTGTTGATCCAATAACATTATCAACTGCGTCTCCAGCTAAATTTATTGACCAAAGTAAATAACTATAAGCAGTCATTGGTGCTGTTGAAAATTTACTACCAGGAAATGCGGTAGGCTGAAAAGTATTTACCTTTAATTGACCTGAAAAACTCATATTATTTGCCTCCAAATAGAGAATCTATTTCTGTTTGATATTTATTAGAAACTGCAGAATCCATAGCAGCAGTAGAACTTTCTAAAGAACGAGCTGGAATAGCTTGTAAATAAGCGTCTAATGCTATTTCTTCTGCGCCCTTAGGGACGTTTTTAATTTTTAATTCTTTAATACCTTTATTAAGAACATCTAAAAAGCTCATTGAATCTGTTGCAAAATGCCCAATATGCTGTTCTAACCTTTTTGCAAAAGATTCTTTTTTTGTAAAATCTTGTTTGCTTTTCATAATTGCTTCGCTTACTTGCTTATCAACAAGATTTTTTAATTCAGCAGAGTCCATAGCTTTATAAGCTCCGCTATCTTTTGACTTAGTCATTTCTGAAGATTCATCTTTAGCGATTTCTTTTTCTGCTTTTTTCATTTCTTTTTCATCTTCTTTCATATCTTCGTCTTTTACTATAACTTCTTCAGCATCTAATGTTGCTTCTTTTTTCTCCATAGAAACAATTTTTAACAAAAGATCTATTGCTTTATCTAATTTTTCTTCTATTGTTTTGCTTGTATTAAGTTCAACATCGTCAGTTTTTTCGCCTTCATTTTCTTCAGCTAAAATTTTGACTTCAACGACTTCTTCTTGTTTTTGTTCTTCTTTATCGTTTAACATCTTTTTCTCCAATCCTGTAATTGAATCACAGGAAAAGTTTATATAATCCCAGACAGCTATTTTATTTTTAACTTCCCCATTTTTACTATCTAAAGCAAAGTCAAGGCAGTCTAAACTAATAGCAACATCTGACCCATTTCTACCTACATCAACAATTGCCTCATGGTTTAATTTTATGTTTTTTTGTCTAACCTTATAAGGTATGCCATTAAAAACACCCGATGAGAGCACATAAATACAGCGGTAACCAGCAGATAACTGCCTTTTACCAGAATCAATTAAATCTTTAAATTTTTTTGTATAACCTGTTATTCCGTTTCTTATATATTCGCCATCAAAATATGGCTTATCAGCTGAAACTCCTTCTATCTGGACATCGTCTGGTAATGTAAGTCCGTCTTTAAAACCAACCATTGTGTGATCGTTAAATAATGGTTTGCGTTTAAAAGACTCAATACATTCTTCTTTACTTAATTCTTCAGCTGACCTATATACATTTACAATTTCGTTTTCATCAAAAGGATATGAACCGTCTTCTAGTCGTATTTGAGATCCAGAATAAGGAAAAACGCCAACTTTTATAAGCGGAACATTTTCAAATTCTAAATACCCATTAATATCTTCTTTAAATGCCACTTTAAGCCTTTATTATTGTTTTAATTTATTGTAGGCATTTTAAAACAATATTGCAAGTTTTTATTAAAATATTAATCATTATTATACTCAATAACTGGCAACATAATACACTTGCAATTCTTGCTTATTATGTTTGCAGATGATACACTATACCAGCCATTATAACTTTGCATTGTATAAACATGACCGCTAAATACACTCTTGATTTTTTGACTTACTCTAAAGAGATTCTTGAAGCTGGAGAATCTATTAGGAAATTTGCAGCTAAACATGGGTGCAGCCCTGGAAGGCTCTCTCAGGCTCTTTATAAATTCATCGGGTACAAAATTCCTATCACTAGGAAAGTCGACTATATAAACTCGAATAAAACTAACATCGTCACAAGTTATGAAAAAGGTGAAAGCATTCTTAGTATTTCTAAGAGGTACAATATTAGTAGAAGTTCCATACTGAATATCATTAAAGAGTTCGGAATCCTGATCAGGGATAGCAGCAAGGCTACTAAAATCAGAATGTCTAAACTTACCACCGACGAAAGAAAAAAACTTTCCGAAATGGCTAGGAAAGCTAGGCTTAAAAACCTTGGAATTAAAGCTAGGGATAAAATCATTAGTTATGATATCGGAGAGTGCGAGAACGAACTTTTCAATCTGCTTCTCACTCATGGATTCAATCCAATTCGGCAAAATATTATCGGGGCTTATAGCGTCGACATCCGTTTCAGGAATGTAGCCGTGGAAGTTAAAATCAGAACTAAGAAGTCTCTTAGCGTTGAAAGTAATATGGAGAGAATTAAAAGTATCTTTAAAAGTGACCTTATCCCGTGTTACTTTATTACTAACAGCAAAATCGTTGTTGAAATTATCCCCGATCAAATAATCGCTCTCCTTGATTTCGTTAGCAGGCAACCACCCCCTAAGGGTCAGTATTGGGTGATTCGGTGTACACTGGAAGACATGCCCTCCGCTCAAGATTATATTAATAATATCTCCACTATAAAAGTGCCTCCACAAATCAACACAACCATTAGCAAGAGATATTTCTGTTGATCCAACAAAGCAATTAATAGCCTGTGAAGGGAAACCACGTACGCCTGTTTTTTTATCAATTATAGGTGGGTTATCTATATTATATATTTTACCATTCATCGCAATATGATCTTCCCTTGGATGTTGTCCTCCGCCGCTATGAACCCACTCAAACTTTTTTTGCCCTATTTCTTTCATTCTTTGAATATTAATACTTGTAAAAACTTTTCTTGTTTGATCTAAAGCTACATTTTTAGCTTTATTATGATGCGTTTTATATTGTTTTTTTAAGAAACCTTGAATTTCGGGTACCAAATCTTTTAAGCCTTTACCGGTTGTTATAGATCTATAAACAGCTTTTTCAACATTAGTTAAATAATTTTCTCCTATTGTTTTTATTAAAGCTACATTTTCTTCAATATTAGCTTTCATTATTTGTTTTAAATTTTGGCTAATATTTGAAGTTTTTATTGTTACAGCACCCGTTAATTTTTTTAGGCTACTATGTAAAGATGCTTTACTAAGTTTTTCTGCTTCTTTTACCATCCTTGTTGAAAAAAGAATACTTTTTTTATCAAGCCACGGCATAACTCTATTCATTAATTTATTCATAAATATTCTTGATTGGCTGGATATCGCTTCATCCATTGCAATTGATTGGCTTTCAAAAAAATCTTCTGAAACGTCAGAATTAAAAAACTTGATCACTGATTTTTCAACATATTCCATTAATGGATCTATAATGCTTTGAACCTTTTTAATATAATAAGTTTTAAAGCCGGCGTTATAATTTAAAGGAGAACCTTTAAGTATAGTATTTTTTCTACTACTTAACCGATCTCTTTTTTTTTTAGAAATAGAAATTTCTTTTCTCTTCATATTTTTATTTATAAATTATTATTTAAACTTAATTCTTCAAGCTCTTCAATTTCATTTTTCCCTTCGTTTCCATTTTGATTATTTAATTCTTCGTTTTCTTGTTCTATCCCATTAAACCCACTATTAGGGTTATTAATTAAACGTTTTCTTGCTTCATCCGGCATTATAATTCCAGTATTTACTAAAACAGAATCTGTCTCAGCATCTATCTTATTAATTTCTGCTTGTTCTTTTGAAGTTAGCTCATCTAAAGGATTCCATTTAATATCAACAGAAAATTCTTTAACTTCAAACTCTGGTAATATTTCTGATTTTATTATTAGTAAGTGGTGCCTATGTAAAACAGGATTGCATCTTAAAACTCTTAAATCTGTTAAATATTCTTTATAACTATTTTCACTATAAGATCCTGAAGATTGGAAACCTGTGGGCTCTGAACCCATAAGTTTTACTGCCGGGACATTAGCAGAAGCGGCAACAAGTTGATAATTATTCATAATTACTTTATCAACATCAGATAAAGCTGTATCTATATGCTGTATATCATCAGACTCTTTATCAACAACATGATAAGAGTAATTATTAAGCGTATTAGCTATAAACTGTAAATTTGCTTGAAAATCTGCTTGATTTTGAACAGCTAGCTTTAAATCTGTTTTATATATTTTAGCTCTTTTAGATAACATTAATTTTGATGCGTCATTTGCGCAGTATTCTGCTTGATAAACTCTTTCAAATATTTGTTGCGTTTTAGGTACCCCCCCATAATAATAAGTTGGTTTTAAAACATCAGGAACTTTGTTTGTTGTTATAATAACAAGATGAGATCGATGATATCTTTTACCGGCTATAGTCCAATAAGTAGGGTTATAGAAATTTAAACTACCAGGATTAGTTACATCTTCAGATTCAAGAGAAGGGGTACACCAATACGGATCAACTTGTTTTATTCCTTTATAAGACCCGGGTGTAATTCCATCAATATTAAATATTTTTTCATAATATTTTGGATCTTTGCTTTCAACAATAAAAAGACATAGTCTAATTCCAAAAATATCACAATTTCTAACTACTTCTACTAATTGCCTATGTATATCAAATTTTTTATCAAAATCTTTTAATTTATTTAGCGCTTCTAAAGGTACTTCTTTCCCATCATTAACTGTTATTTCGTAACCATTTCGCACACAATCTTGGGCTGGAATACTACAAGCTTTATCAATTAGCCAATGTTGCGATAATATTGCGCAAGCTTGCCAGCCTATAAATGATTGTTTTGCAAAAAAATTAAACTCTTGAATTGAGTAACCTATTTGATTATTTTGCATACTTGCAAAACTATTTTGATTTTGTATATTAATATTTTGTTCCAATGAAAGTGCAATAGTCTTATCTCTAGAGTCCATTGCGACAACAAGACCATCTTTATTCTTTATATTAATTGGTTGTATATCATTACTTGCGTTTCTTCTAAAATTGTTATTAATAGCTATAGCTAATAACTTCTCTCTTGTTTTTTCTTCTAATTCATTGTTATTAAAAAAATCTTCTTGTTTTGTTTTGTCGTTAAAAAACGCAGAAAAAACCTGTTCATTTCTTTTTTCAATTTCATTTTTTTCAGGAATTTTACTTTTAATTTTAGATTTAAAAATTGATTTTATTTTTTTTATTATTTTCATTTTTTTATTTACCATTTTGCATTTGCCCAATAAGGAAGTTCTTTACCTTTTGCAAAAGCCATCATCAAAGCATCGGACAAATTTGGCGATTTTGTACTATTAGGCTTTTTATCAATTATAAATTTACCTTCTGGTGTCTGTATTGCAACAGGCTGAGAAATTTCTCTTACAAGTTTTAAGTGTAAATTTGAAGATGAGCTAATTGAAATAATATTCCCCTCTTCAAAACTTTCTCCATTTACTACTGCTTTATATGTATTTTCAAACCTTCTTCTTAAATCAAAATAAGCTTGCGCCTTCCTGTTTTTATAATAATCTTTGTTTTTTCTTGATATAGATTTTTGCATAGAATTAATAGTGCTTTTATCAGGAAAAACTTCTTTCTCAGGATCTATAATAGCACCAGAACCTCTAAAAGGCTCGAAAATTAATTGAGAGTCTTTAGGTCTTTTTTTATTTATTTCTTCTGCGTCACCTCTAGCTCCTGCTCCAAGCCCGTCACTATCAAATATTATTTTTTCGTAACCTTCTCTATCTGATATTTCAAATGCTTTTTCTACCGTTTTAAATAAGTTACTACCAACGCCAGACCACTCTTCAAGGTATTCTACCAAGAATCCATATATACCACATATTGCATTTTTGTCTATACCTTCGTCGGCTAAATCTAACGCAGCCCACCTTGACCCGCTTGGTTGTATATTTAATTTAATATGCGCATCTATGGATGCTTTTACCCATTCAGTAGGTATTAGTATACCTTCAGCAGAAGCATCTAAATCCATATCAAGTTCTTGCGCTTTAATCACTGGGTTATCAATTTTTTCTACTTCTCTTTTATACCATTCTTCATTTTTTCTTGGATCATCAGTCCACGGAAATTCAAAAAGCCTTTCTTTTTCTGATTCTTGTGGAGATTCTTTAATTGCTAAAATTTTTTTTGCGAACTCATTCGCACTACCTCTTACTGTAGACCCAAATATTTTTGTATTCGTTGCAGAAACTAAAGAGCTTTCCATCGAAGAAGCAACAGAAGGTTCAAAAGCAGCGTGTTCATCAATATGAATCCAACTATAACGACTGCCTCGGAATGGCATATTTCCGCCATCCCCCATAATTAATGAAGAGCTTTTATTAAAACTAATTTGCATTAATTTTGAGTTTTTACCTTGCTCCCAATTATTTGAAAATTCACGAGGTACGTTTTCAATAAAAGATCTGCATTTTCCTAAAATTGAATCTGTACTTCCTATCTTATCTATATAAGATGATTTATAAGATGTTATTCCAGCTTTGAAGCCTTCATTAAACATACACATTGACGAATCTAATGCAGCTAATTGACTAGTAAACCCTATCTCTCTCGTCTTTACAAAAACGCCGTCTAGTTCATTTTCTAATAAATAAATTTGCCAATTTATAGCTTGTATTTGCCTGGGGAATAAAATAAAAGGTAATAATGTCGAACTTCCTTTATTAACGCTTCGAGGATCTATTGTTGTTCCCCAGTCAATAATAAACCTAGCTATATTTTTTCTATAAAAAGCTTTTAAATTTGGGAAAGTAGAAGGCCTTGTTTTTGAAAGTTTCCTTAAATATTCTATTCTTTCAAAACGATCAACAAATATTTTTCCGTATTCTGGATTTTTAAAGTCAAAATTATTTTCAATCATTATTTATTTTTTATTGCTGCATTTATACAGCTAGAGGCTAACTTTGATAATTCACAGACAATTTCTGGTTGAGATAAAATTGAGCAGCCAGAAAATAAGAAACAAAATGGGATTATTAATAATAATTTTTTCATTTTTTAATACTAGAATATTCGTAAATATTTGTCTGTAATTTTAGCTTAGATTGTATTGTTGAAAATGCAAATGCAAGGCTTACTGAAATAAAAAAAAATAAACTATGTTTTGCTGCTAATTTTATTACACTCACTTTTATTCTCCTTTTGTTGATTTTTCTGCTATTTTTGTGAAAATTTTTGCTGCTAAACCAAAAACAAGAATTAAACCATTCTGTTCTTGATCATTTATAAAAACTTTGTGCATTTCTAAAAAAACACTAATGTATAAACAAAGATTACCGGCAGATCTCCATTCTTTAGCTTCTATTGATTTGTATATTTTAATTATTTTATTTATAAAGTTCATTTTTAACTATCTGTTTGCATTTTAGATACTATTAAAAACCCGCCCACTCCTGACACAGGTTTCGAATAAACGTTAGTACCTCCCGATGTTAAAAATACATTTCCATAGTAGCTAAAGATACTATTATTACCCGCAACGCTTTGGATTGGCACAAAAGCAGCTGAACCAGTGGCGTTTGCACTAATTGAATTGTAGGTTGCAAGCAATACAGAGCTAGAGCCTAAGTAAATCATAGGATTGGCGATTTGAGCGACACCACCTAAGCTGGTTACACTGCAATTATTTAAACTTAAATTAAAACTTGCACCAAGTTGAATCATGGCGTTTGTTCCACCGCCTCCAATCGGAGCCCCTTGGATTAAGCTTTGGCTAAATACAGCAATAATGGATTTATTATTTGACCCTGTAAAATTTAAAACTATTCCTGTTGACGAAAAAGTACTATTAATAGCAGAATAAATAGCAACATTATTGCTGTTTGCGATTAAAGCAGCTCCGTTTGTGCTGGTTGCTTGGCTGTTTCTAAAATCCCATAATTCTCCACGATTAAATCGCATAGCGACCCCTGTACCAAGCACATTGATTGACGAGTTATTTATATAAAGTCGACTGCTATCCGCAACATTCATAACGATACCATCGATATTTATGTTGTTGCTGATCAATACATCATTTAAGCTTAAAAAAAGATTAGAAGCGGTATAAGATATTGCGTAAGTTTCCAACCCAGTCCTAGCGGTTAAAGTAATGTTTGAAATTGAGACGCCATTATCGACATAATCCCCCGCATTACTTCCAGTTGTTGTTATTGAGATGCTTGGGAATTTAACTGCTTTTGGTTGTGATGAGGGAGCTTCCATGCCGATAATATCAACCCTTTGTTTATTTATAACGATATTTTCAGTATAGGTTCCGGGCGCAACATAAATTGTTACATTTGTTGCATTGTTGACAGGAATCAAGGAAATTACTTTATTCACAGTTGAATAAGGAGAAGATTGAGAACCGGTCGCAGTTGCATCATTACCCGTCGTCGAAACGTAATATACTTTTTCTAGTTGCTTAGTTGCTTGCCCTACTGTAGCTGAATCTGAAAGTAAAATGCCTGGTTTTAAATTATTAATTTGATAATTATTCAACGATACGTTTGCAATTGGTGCCGCAATATTATTTAAAGGAGTTTCGGCCGGCAGGTATCCCTGCAATTGACCTACTGTAGCTGCGTCCCCAGTACTTATCCCTTTAGCTAGATTTGTTATTTTTTTTGAATTTAAAGATACATCATTTGTAGGTGCCGCAATAGAATTTAAAGGGGTTGTGGAAAGTAAAATATTTTGAGGCGTTGGGGCATCTGAAGTATTACCCACTAAAGCTTGGCCGGATAACAAAACCGGCGTTATCATGCGATAATCATTATCAAGATAAACAACTCCGTTTTTATTTGTGTTGTGATTAAAAGCCATTGGCTGTGTAGTATTTCCATCACCAATTTGTAGCCAGCTTTGCCCATCAACAGTTTTTATCGACAAATATTCAGAAAATAATCCGGTTTCAGAATCTATTATTCCTAAAGACCCATTATCTTTATTCCAGACTCCCAATGTAATATCCGTGTCTTTATTTTTCAAAATTAAACTAGCATTAATTTCAACATTTTCATTTGCGATTAATTTTATTTCATTTTGTGAAGTTGCAATAAGATCATGATTGTCATCAGTGCTCAAAGTTGATTGTGCAGTTTGATCGGCGCTTTGTAATTTTAAACTTGTTCCGTTTTTAATTAATAAATTTGAATCAAACGTATAATTTGTTGGCCCCGTAAAATTTAAATTGCCTAGGTCATCTAAAGAAACACGAGTACTACTACTATTTGTTGAATTTTGAAAATTAATATTAGAACCATAACCTAATAAAAAACTTCCGGGAGACGCTCCGTCATCGCCAGTTATAATTGTATTATTTGATGATATTGACATTGCAGGAACAAGGCCTCCAAGTAATTTTTTTGAAATAGACCCAAAATATGTATTTGTAGGATCTGTTAATAAAATTGGGGCATCATACTTATAATTATTAGCCCCTAAATTATTTAAATTTCCTGAAGCATCTAAATTTGTTGTTGCTAATTTTGTATTGTTTGGATTAAAATATCTTGTTTTTTTGCCAGCTAACATTGTTACGTCATCACTAAATACAGCCCCTTTTTCTGCAACAATTGCACCCGCTGTAGTAATTGTTCCAATGCTTCCGTTTTCGCCTGTTACTTCTAAATTTCCTTGATTATTTTTTAATTTAACTTTACTAGTATCTGTACTATCAGACAATATTACTGATGATCCTGTATCAACTTGTACACCGTTCATTGGCGAATTCAAATAAGGCGAAAAATGCCAGATATAATTATTATCTAAATACTGATATATTTTTCCAATTAAATTAGCTGAAGTAAAAGTTAATCCAGTTCCATATGTAAAATGCATATCGCTTGTTGGTCCAATCGATACATAAGGTCCACCACTAATACTTCCTGCTGGCGGAACACCAAAAGCTTGCTGATAAGCAAGTAAAGATCCTGTTGTACAAGTTGGGCATGAAATATTATAACCTCCAGTAACTTCTGTTGAAACAATAGGTGTTGAAGCAGTTACAATTGTTGATCCACCACCGCCTCCATTAGGAGGATAAACTTTTAAAGCAGTAAGTGGAGCGATTAATTCTGAAACAGGAATAGAAAATAAAACTGAAGGAATTAAAAATATAGAAACTGTTAAATATTTTAATAAATTACGCATAGGAACTCTTATTTATTTTTTAAGTAAGGATGAAACAGGGCTACCCATGATCCATTGAGAAGTTGAAATTAAAGCAGCTCCAGAATATTCTAAAGTTTGAGTATAATATGTAGGAACTCTTGTTTGCTTGGACACAGCAATTACTGTATCAGATATTAAATTTGGACCATTGTAGTTAAAAGAATGTACTACTGAGTCTAGATCAATTTGTGTTGCATCAGGTACGCTTACTACAATTGAATTTGCAAACGCAAAGCAGGGAATACATAAAAACATAATTTTTATTTTTTTATATAATTTCATTTTTTTACCTTGTTTTTAGATTTTGTTATTTCTATTTTTTTACCGCCATTCATGACTGATTGATAATGAATAGCAGATTCTTTTGCGCTAATATTTTCATTTAATTTTAGAGCCTCCCCTTCTTCATCGCTATCTTCAATTTTCTTATTAGCTGTTTCTTGCCATCTTCCACGGCATTTTAAAATAAACATGTTAGAAACAGGATCTGGGGGGTATATCCAATCACCTAGAACTTTAGAAATCTTTCCATTTTCATCTACAATTTGTTTGGGTGGTTTTCTGATTCCGTTTGCACGAATCATCAAATTTGATGCGCATGCATAAATAACACTTGGCGTACCAGCAGATAGTTCCGTTTTAAATTTATTTTTTAAAGTAGTTTCTGAAACGCCAATGATCAAGGCAATTTGCTGTTGAGTAAGACCAAAACCAGCCATTTGCTTAACTTGCGTAGCAACATTATCGCCAAATTGTATGCGGGGCTTTCCCGGAGATCTTTTGGCTTCTTTTATTATTTTTTTAGCCATAACGTAAAATGTAACATCCTTTTTAAAATGTTGCAACAATCTATAAAATAAACTAATAAACTTTTACTAATTCCTACTAATATTAGTAGTATATATTTTATACTAAATAGAACTATATTATTTTAAAAAAGTAAAGCAATTTATTATCATTTATTTTAAATAATTACTTTACTTTTTATTAAGTTATAGTATACTTACTTTACTAAATAAGTAAAAATTAACTAAAAAAAGAGAATATAGAATGATAAAACTAGAAAAACTAAAAGGCGAAATAGGATATAGATTATTAATTAACGGTATAGATGTTAGACCAGAAATTTGCTACAACGAATATCAGTTTGCAGCAATTGGTAAAAACGCAAACGGTTTACGTTTTAATCAAGCTGAAGAATTAGAATTAGAAAAACAATCTAATGGTGATTATATCGTTACAAACTTATCAAAATTTGACGACTTTATAGCAACTCCGCCTTCAAAAGGCCCTTTTTCAATCTGGGGTGCTAGTGAAACTGGGGAGGTTATAAATTATGTATAAGATTAATAAAAAGTTTAAACCTACGTGGCTTTTTGCTCAAAAAATACCAGATGGGTTTGAATTATTAGGATTAATTACGCGCGATGGGTGGGATAGTGGATTATTAATACAAGACCAGAGAACTAAAATATTTATGCAATTAAATCATACTTCTTTGCGTAGTCTTGATCAAAGTGTAGTAAAAAGTATTTTAGATTGTTGTGCTGGATTAACTAAACGTGATAGCGCTTAAATTTGAATTTACTTCAACGGAGAATATAAAATGAAAATTGAACTACAAAAAAATAACGAAATAGCTGTATCATTATTTTTAATTGAATTTGGTCATACACCAATTTTAATAGCAAAATCAAATAATTTTGATAAAGAAATAATGAAGCAAATAATCAAGCAATTTTACGTTAAAAATTTTAAAGGTGGCCTTTTTAAAATGTACTCAAATTTTGGCTTTAAAAATGAAAAATATTTAGCCAAGTTTTATTGCCTTACCGAAGAATTTATTTCAAGCCCAAAATTAAACGAATTTGATTTTAAATATTATGAAAAAGAAAAAAGCATTTGCTGTATTGTTTAAATATAAAATAAATAGCAGATAAATACAAACTGGCTAGACTAATTAAAACGGAGAGATAAAATGAAAAGATTTAAAATAAGTAATATTTGCACAAAATACAATCTTGTTTTTTTTGAGGCTGAACAAGAAGCAAAAATATATTTTAATAAATACAATCTGGGGGCTTTTGGATTATCAATTGTTGAGCTGAATCCCAACGACTTTAACACATTTGTTGGTGATAATTGGTTAAAAAGTGAATCAGAATATGAAGGGAAATTAACCGCACTTTTAATGAAAGAATATTTAGGGGAATTACAAAAAATTATAGCTAAACATGAAGACTAGATTAAAATTTTACAACTGAATATGAAACTTAAAAATTAACAAGGAGGTTACAAAATGAGTATTAAACTAAGTAAAGTTCAATATAAAAAACGTGGTCATAAAATCGAAGCTATTTATCCAGAATTTAGAATTTTTGGACTTAGCTTTTATAAAAAATAAGGAGGATAAAATGAAAATAGAAAATTTAAATTTTAAATTTAGGACTTATAATAAAAAATTAACAATAGTAGCAGATATAAAACAAGGGGGTGAAAGTTGGATCTGTATAGAATTAAAAACAATAAATTCATATGAAATTAGATTATCCGACGGATTTGGACAGCCTGCAAAAGGGGTTTCTGGAACGACTTTATCTTTAAAAGAATTAAAAATATGGATTGAAAAAAATTGTAAAATAAAATCTGTAAAAAGAAAAATAATACCTGTTTTAATATAGTAATTTATAAATAAGTTATAAAATAAAAACATAAGTCATATCAACTAGGAGTACTAAAATGAACGGGCTAGACATAAAAAAAATAAGGGAATCTTTAGACGTAACACAAGCACAATTTGCTTATTATATTGGAAAAACAGTAACGACAATAACATTATATGAAGCAAATAAACTTAAACCAACTAAAAAATCTATAGAAAAGATAATGCAAGCAGCAAATATTATTAATGAACATAAAAAGCAATTTCTTAGATTTAAATCTGATTTAAGAATGGTTGCTAAAAATAAAGGATACGACAAAGGAGCTAACCTTTTCATTATGGAATTACTAGACACAAAAATATAACAATATAATACGATAAAGTACTTTACTTTGTGTTATTTGTACTTTATAATATTTTTTTAATTATAAATGGAGGTTTAACAGTTATGGAAATACGTTCAAATATCAGTTTCACTGAGCAAGTAAATATCCTAGTTAATTCAATATCTGTATTTAAAGATTTAGAGTAAACAGAAATAGAAAACTTTTTAAATAAAATAAATGAAGAGTTTTTTGGTTGGAAATTAAAAAAACAAGGAGTAGATTATGGAAAATAAAGAAAAAGAAGATTATAGAGTAACTAAGCTAAAATCAATTATCTCTGCGGGTGATTTTGATCTCGCCCTAAGCTACGCATCACAATTTAAAATTTTTACTAAAAAACTAAAATTTGCAGAAAAAGCAAATTCAGCAAATAAAAACCCTGCTTTTTATAAGCAGCTTGGCGTGGATATACAAGATCTAAACAAAGAAGCCGTTAACGAACTTAAAAAGGTGTTTGTTGAGCAATAGAATTTACAAAGACCTTTTAAAACTTAAAGAAAAATACAAGGACAGATTGTTGGAGCTTGACCGGCTTATAGAAATAGGCGATCCAAATTGCAATATAATTGATTGCCATATAGAATTCCAAAAATTTTTACAAAGAACACAGGAGGATATGAAAAATGAAACTAACGCTTGAGCAGATTTTAGAAGAGTTAAAAGGCTATAATTTTGTTTGCATTACCAATCCCGATTACTTCATTCCCTTTAAAACGGTAGAGCTTTGTTTTCCTTTAAATAAGCCGATTTTAGATGAAAATAAAGAGGATTGGATCTATGAGAGGGGTACAAAATACTTTCAGATCCCCGAATTTTTATTAGACTACTCCGGAGACTGGCGCAATTCGCTGAGGTCGAGGGGGGATATTAAGCCTTCTATTGTTTACGTAACAGAGAAAGACTATTTAGTTGGTCGTAATTTAGAATGCGGATATGACAGCTACGAATGCCCGAATTGTGAATGCGACGAGCTTAAAAAACCACATAGCGAATATGACGGATTTGGAACAAAGTTCTGCCCTGATTGCGGCATAAAACTAAATTGGGTTGATTAAATGTCAAGTAATATGTTTTCTTTAAATCAAGTTTCAAGCTTAGAATCACAATTCCCTTGTTGCGGTAGAGAATTAGAAATAGAAAGAGACCAAAGAATAGCAATAGATCATATTAGGCGTTGCTCGCATTGCAACAAAGAATTTATATTCGAAGAGCTGCTTGACAAGGTTAAATCTGTAACAGAAAAAGAAAAGGCTGTAATTTTAATTCCTTATAATGAAGTTTACGAGCCCGCGCCATTTGAAGATCTATATAACGAACAGGATACCCGGCATTTTATTTGAAACAAAAACAGGAGAAAATGTAAAAACTTAAAGATTTCATTTATAAATAACGGTATTTTATTTAACAACAAAAGCCTTAAGCGGGTAGAATACCAAAGAATTTCTATATCCCCCCTCTTTCGTTGCATGAATAGGCGTCACTCCATGAATATTTTTCCATGCGGGATAAACTAGAATTGAATTGTTAGCGGAATCCATTGTGGCATTATAATCAGGAACATGAAGGTTTCCACCTGTTGCATTCATCTTTTTAGTTATAATTACATTTACAGCCCCAACAATATTACCAGCGTCTCTGTGAAAAGGTGCTGAAATATTATAATTAGAAATTGAACTAGTAAACAAACGTCCAAACCTCCACTCTTTCGGAACTTTTTCAAATAGTTTCATTTGTTTTTCAAATTGTTCTGGAAATATTTCTTTGATTAATTCTTCACTTTCTTTTGCAAGCAACAGCATAGCTTGCACAAACGTTTTGGCCGATGGAATCTGATGTATACTGGATCGTGTTAAATAATTCCTTCTAAGATGAGCTTTAGGTGGTATACTGCCTAAAATCGCCGAATACTGAGCTACCTGATTTTTATATCTCCATTGTTGTTTCTCGTCATCCCAGCCATCGTTATGTTTTCGAAGCATTTTTGTTTTTGGTACATTCTTGCTTCTTAATTCTTTATTTGCTAAATCTGCCAAGTCAATCATTTTTTTTGGCATCTTTTTTATATAAAAACCGACCAAAACGCCGTCTTCATAAAACATACAATCTTCTGTTATGTTTGGCTCAATATCAGGGCATTGCTGCCCCATTTTTACATTGTTTCCAACTTTTATTAAATCTATTTTTTTCAAAGAACTACCTTTTTAATTTATTAATATTTCCTTCCACATTTTGTTTTCATATTTTGTTGGTAAAAGATTGCTTTTTAATGGTTGTTTTCTTAGCGATAAAACAAGCTGTTCTTCATTTTCCACAGCATAACAATTAACCCCTTTCTTATATACACTTCCTTCAACATTACACCAATTTTCATGCAAAATTAAAGTACAATCGTGGTACTCGGCCTCTAAAAATGTATATTGAGTCCCGCCTCCATCTTTTTTTATTGTTGACAAATCAATAAGAAATTTTGTTTGCGCATATAAAAGACTAATTTCTTCTAAATTTTTAGAGTAATATCCTTTGTAATACTGATCAAAACCTAATTGCTTCAATTTATGAAAATAGTAAATATGATTCTTATAACCATAAATTTCTATATCAGCCCCAATGTTATTAGCTTTGCAAATTATATCAATATTCTTGTCAAAATCTACCCTGGAAAGTGATCTATTAAAAGACTTTATGGCTTCTTGTTTCCTGTATTTAAAAAATGGATGTTTTAAAAATTTATTTTTTATGCCAATTTTATTTAACAATAAATGAACAGTCTCCCTTATTGTTATAACATTATTTTTTTTACAAAAATTTATTATTTCAGGCGAGAGTTCTGTTGGGTCATGTATTATGATTGTTGCGGAATTAAAAAAATCAAGATATTTTGTATTGGCTTTATCTACAGCAAGAATTATCGGATTTTTAAATTTATCAATTATTGATGACTTGATGTTTTGATATTTTAAATCTCCATAAAATAAACCGCCACCGCCAAAAGTCTCTTTAACTTTTAGAATATGATTTGCACCAAGTATCTTTGCAAGATGATAAGAAAAAGAAACCCAGCCGCCATATTGGCTATTGCTTAAATAAATAAGGTTATTATTGAACATCTAACTTTTCTTTTTCTGACCTTAAATAATCTAAAAACATATATCCGATATAAGCATCTTTGCTTTTCCAAAATTGAACAAGATCATAAGCTTCTTTGTAATGCTCTAATTCAAAATCAATGACTATCGCCTTTCTTACTCCTTCTGACATTTCATTAGTTTTTTTGTTTAATTCATCTGCATTATCATCTAATATAGAATAATCAACCTCTTTGTTTTCTTGAAACAAACTATCAATTTCAAACTCACGAAAACCAGTGAAATCTAAGTCATATTCTAATTCTCTTAAAAGCTCTAACTCTTTTATCAATAAAGAATCGTCCCATCTTGAATATTGAGAAACTTTATTGTCTGCTATTCTAAACGCTTTAATTTGAGTTTCTGTTAAATCATCTACAATAAGGCAAGGCACTGCTTCATATGAAAGTTTTAAGGCGGCTAAAAAGCGAGTATGCCCGTTTATTATGTTGTAATTTTCATCAATAATAATTGGGGATCTAAAGCCAAATTCTTCTATGCTTTTTGCGACAGGATCTATCGCTGCAATATTATTGCGGGGATTGTTTTCATACGGCTTTAATTCTGTTGGGTTAATTAATATAATTTCCGGTATTTTTTTCATTTTTATTTTTGTATGTTTTTTTTAGTTGAAATTAAAAATCTTTTACTATCAAAAGATCCAAACCTTCTTTCTAAGTGTTTAATACACCCTTCTTGTGTTTTTAAGCAAACAATATTTCTATTAACATCGCTTCTTAAAAAAGTTTTATTTTTTGAATCGTAAATCACATTCATTAAATAACCTATTTTTTTAAATTTCTTTTGTTGGTTGGTATGTGCTTTCAGATAAATGAATAATTTTATAAAGAATATCTTCTATTGTTTTACCTGTTAAAAAAGTAGCTACCTCCTCTCTTTTATAAATACCAGAATAAATATTTTTTTCTTTATTAAAATTAATTTTTATAGATTTTTCAGACATTTTAATAATTTAAATTATTTTTATATATGTTAATTTTATAGTTTATGGATATTAACACGTTTTAATTTAATTAACAATCCTTTTAAAAAATACAGAATGTTCTTTTTTTTTTATCAATCAAAAATTACAGTTAAAAATATTATTAATTGTTTTTAACAACAAAATCTTTGTTTAACGTATTGATATAAATCATTTGATTTTTTGTAAATAGATTCGGATAAAGCATAACCTGATAAAATAGAAGCTGGAGTAGTACCCACCACTGTTAATATTCCAAAAATTATATTTGCGATATTAGACTCTGATTGATTAAATAAAACTGCTGAATTTTTTGATGCGCTTGATCCAAGCCCATAACTTGACATTGATTGTACAAACAAAAAAATTGCACCAAAAATAATTCTTAAAATATTTTGAAATTTTTCTGCTCCAAAATTTAAAATTATTTCACTCATTTTTTGAGCAAACATTTTAAAACAGTTATAATATAAATCTGAAAAACCATAACAAGCAGCTCCGCTAAGAACATAAGCTGTTATTTTTGTAAAAAGATTATCGTTAATTTTTTCAGAAACGACAGATGAGATAGAGGGGGTAAACGCAGCAATAACAACTAAACTTGATATGTAGCACAAAACGCTCATTAATTTTATAAAAAATCTTACTGCATTGTTTTGTTGCTCAAGAAACGCTTCATAATTAATAGATACTTGATTTCTAGCATCGCAAAAACCTGATAATGCTAAAAAACCTGATAATCCAGACATTATTGCTAATATTACATTTAACACGTCACTTGTTTGCCCTTTATTTAAACCTAACGAATCAAATATTAAATCGGCTGATTTAGCAGATAAAAAACCTAACGCAACACTTCCAATTGGGTTTAAAATTGATAATATTTTTTGTGTTTTATCTTTTTGTATTTCTACAGCAGCCCTTCCTCTGTTAGGAGCTTCCGGTAAAGAATTTAAAGAGATTATAGATACACTTGCCATACCTACCAATCCAAAACATAAACTCATTGGATCTGAAAAACCAAAAGATTTTGCGCTTGCATTTGCGCCAATAAATCCAGCCGAGCCTCCCAACAAAGAGGCAATTATTTTTGAAATATATAAACAGAAATTTATTTTATGTTTCCCTTCGTCAGATTCAAAATAAGAAACGACGGGAAGGCAACAAGCCATTGAAGAATTTAAATTTTGATTTGATGCACCTACGGGAAAATAAAATGGCATGGGAATATTAAAACCCATTTCAATGTTACTTACATTTTGCCTATACATAATAATATCCTCTTAAGTTTTTTATTTTCATATTTTTTCAAAACCCTTTTTACCGTTTAATCTTAGTATTGTTTTATTTCGCATCAAAAAAACTTTTATCGAGTTAGATTCAATACATTTTTTTCATTAATGAGCTTATATAAAAATCACTCATACCTGTCTCTTTTCTTAATTGACTTTATCCTTTTAACAAAACAGACGCCCCAAATAATACCAATTGCCCATGCTGAAATATGCAAACAAATTAAAGATAAACTTATATACACCTCTTTATTTAATAACTTTTATCGGATATTTGATCTACTTTTTAATTCTGCTAATTCTTTAAGTGCATACCCTCGACAATCTGCACAAATCTTAACCCTTGGAGGAAAGCATCTGAGAGATTGCCTTTCCACAGGTTTTTTACACCAGTCACAAGGTATAAGGTCTTTATAATCACTACACTCAACCTCCTTTTCGTGACAATTGCACTTACATTTTTTAAAATTAGTTTCTTCGCACTCAGAACAATAAAGAAATGCTCCGTACGAATTATAATGAATCCAAGCGTTGCAGCCTTTTATACAATTCGCACAATCACTTATAGTCATCACTTTTAAAGGGTGTGTTTTTTTATGCTTGATCAATTTATTATGGACTGGCTTAGGATTAAAAGGTTTTAGGGGTTCAGAATTATCAAAATCTTCTTTACTTAAGTTTTTTAGTTTCATAATCTATCTCCTAATTCAATAATCTTTTGAGTTGATATTAATTTAACCCTATTAAATCCGTCTGAATATGCTGGATGAGAAAGGTGATTATAACTATTAGTATTGCAGATAATACAGCTGCCACAATTATTGTGCATTTTAACAGACTCGTGGCCATGTATACTGCAAGTTAATACATATTCAAGCTCAGCATCCAATCCGATTACAGGAGTTTCTGGTAAAGAATTTAAAGAGATTATAGATACATTTGCCATACCTACTAATCCAAAAGAGAAGCTCATTATTGGCGGGAAACTTAAGGGTATTCTCCTTATATGCATTCAAACTTCCGGCTATTAGCTATTTAGCCAGTCAACCCGAACTGTACGTGTGTTTTTTATTAACTCATGAAAATCATAGCTTAAGTAATTTTCACTTTCATAAAAGGAAGCAAGTTTCCCGAACTCTTATTATACGCTTTTTATTGTTCCCTTTCAAAAAATACTAATTAATAAATTCTTTCTTATGTTTTCCACAAACTAAACATATATCTTTTATAAGCGATAAATGCTTACAATCAGAAGGACCTGGCAATAATTTTTTAAAAGCCCAGAAAGAAAATAAATCTTTTTCAAATGAAGACAAATTTTTATTTTCCTCTAATATTTTTTGCAAACATTCTTCGGGAATAAATCCCTTCATATTTTTAAACTTTTTTTTTAAATCACTCATGCTCACCTTTTATTTAACTAAATCCGTCATGAAACCTAATACCCGTTCCGTCGTTGTTATCTCCGAAGAACATAGGATATCTCGGTTTTTTAGCATTAACTTCCTTATCTATTTTCTTGATAGCTGCGAGAGGATCTTTATGTCCTTTATTCCGTAGCATTTGATATACTTTTGATTCAACGCTCATAATTTTTGCCTCTTTTAGTAATTTTAAAAATCTGGATATTCGCTCCACGATACTATTTCAAATTGAGTATAATTTTCTCCTTCATGTGACCTGTCTAAATCGGGCAAACCTTCTATAAAAAATTTTGAAATAATACCCTCATCGTAATGCGCAGTTTGGTTTTTTATCTTTTAGTTTAAACCACTTGCTCATATTAAATCATTCATAATTATAAAATCCGTTTCAATTATTAAGCATATTAATCTTGTATCTCAATCAAATTTCTTATGTTTATTAAAATTTGATCTTGTATTATTTGTTTTTTTTCAGCATAAGAAGCAGCAGCACAAGCAACAAAAGAAGCAGTATCAAAATCATCATCAGAAGCGACAGAAGCAGCGCCAGAAGCGGCAGAAGCGGCAAAAGCGGCAGAATAAGTAGCATTAACACCAGAAACACAAGCATTAGAAGCAGCATAAGCAGCAGAAGCGGCAGAATAAGTAGCATTAGCGGCAGAAACACAAGCAGTGGTGCGCATTGCGCCACTTTTCCGTTCAGAAGAAGCATCAGCAGCAGCACAAGCAGCATAAGCAACAGATTTCAAAAATTTTTTTGTTATAGATGTATCACCATTACACCATTTTTCAACTGTTTCAATAGCTTCAAAAGCACTGACTTCTTCTTTTTTTACAAATTTCATAACCAATTTTGCATTTTGACAAGCTGAATTAACAATAGCTTTATGATCTACTCCCATTTTATTAGCTAACCAATATAGCCAATGGTATATTTCACATGTATTCCAAGTTTGTTTTAAATCAAAGTTTTTTTCTTCGACCCAGTTAACAGCCTCATCGCATGCTTCAAGTTCATTTAATTTTAATAGAAATTCTTCATGGCTTAAGTTTTTTAGTTTCATAATTTATCTCTATTCAAATTCTTTTTAATAACCTTATGCTCAGAATAAGTTACTTTAATTTTTCCAATTATAATAACTTTAAAACGGACAAGTGTCAGTGTCAGTTTTATTTTTATTTTTAGTATTTCTAGACCTTAACATTACTTCAGCCATTTCATATGCCTGTATAGCACGTCTTTCTATATGCGATTCTGTATCAATATCGTCATCTTTTAAAATAGTCGTAAAGATTTTAATTGCAAAATAATCTTTTAGGTCAAATCCCATACTTTTTCCCTCTTTATATTAAAATTAATACTCTTTTCTTTGTGGAAGTTCTATCCCTAGTACATATGCAACATCTGCCGCATTCGCATTAACGTGTATATTGCATTTTGCGGTTACAGATGAGGAAACTATGGCATAACAGCTTTCAGTATTAAAATACCTTTCTAAAAAGTCAATTAAACCATAATAAGAATTTTGACCATAAGACCCGTTGCTTATTATTAAAAACTTATCTTCCTCTATTTTTACTGAAAATTCAGGTAATGCTCTATCTAAGATTAAAAGATCATTCGTTTCAATAGAGAATTCTTTTTTTAAATTAGTTTTTAATTTTGATAAACTTATTACATATGCGTCTACATATCTTCTCATTTTGCTCTCCTTAAATTTTTCCAAACCCTTTTAATATAACGTTATAAGCTGCTAAAACACCGACTTTAATAAAGTAAATATCTCTTTCTGTTTTTTCGTCTAAAAAATGAAGAGGAAGAGAATGTCCAGATTTTTTTATAGCCTCAGACAATATCCTATTAATATAAAGTAGTGCGCCGTCATCTAATTCTGGGTTACTTATTTTAGTAAAATAAATTCTATGAGGAAAATTAATATTTATAGCGTAATCTATATCTTTATCTTTATTTAAATTGAACATTATTATCTCTTATTTATGCTGCTTTTAAACAAATATGCCTAAAAGATGAATTTTTTGCTTCTAACTTTTTTTTAATGATTTCGGGCATATCTATAATAGATTCAAGCAAAACCCTGCTATCACCAATTGCCATATAATCACAATTCAAAACAGGGTGTGGAATACCTTTTTTTTCATATTTATTAAATAAAGAAATAGCTGCTTGCTTATTATTATCAGGGAAGGCTACATCTCGATTATGCCAGCCTGGATAAATTTGATAAGGGCCAGGATCTAAAAGCTTAGTGACATATTCTTGAATTAAATATTGTTTACCAGACCATCTATCAACTTCTAGTAATCTTATTCTTGCACCGTGACTATATGTTTTTTTATTTTCCATTTTCGTTTTCTCTCTTTTCCGATTCAATCCCTTCACAAACCCCATTTATCATGTTTTTATCTGCCTGTTCTGTATTTCTTAATATTTCATCTATTGATTTATCAACAAGATTGTAGATTGACTTCTCTATAGCTGTGATTTTTTTTTGAAAGTCTTTTATTTTTAAAGACATGTAATCGTTCCCAGTCTCTTTAAATGCAAAATTTAAAAAAAAAAGCTCTATTGATATTTTATCCAAGCTCTCCAAATGTATTTTTATTTCTGTTAATTCATTCATTTTATATCTCCATTAAATTGGTGGTCGTGGCTTGATTTGATACAAGCATGTGATGTAGCTTTCATGAGGGTTGCAACCTACTGTAGCCTCTGCGTCTTACCTTCCGCCACACGACCTTAAAACTATTTATACTACATCAATTCGTAGCTAACTCTTCGTTTAAGGTAAATATTACTCCTTGTCTAAAAAAAAGTTTTAGATATTGAGTGTTTTCAAGAGGAACTAAAAGGCCTGAGCTAATTAATTCATTCAAATAATCATCAAAGGCTTTTTCAACTCTACCCTCAAAATTATTGACAACTTTCTCAGTATCACCTTTTGTTACTATATTCCCTTCCATTTTTATTATCCTCTATACATCAATTATAAATATATCTCTGGTGTGCCCAAAGGGACTCGAACCCCTGACCAACGGATTATGAGTCCGATGCTCTAACCAACTGAGCTATAGGCACAAATTAATTAAATTTAGTATACTTTACTTTAAATAAAAAGTAAAGCTTTATTTAAAAATAATTCTTAAAATCTTCTGTATGTTTCCATGCAGGCCTAGACTTCCTTTTTCGTAATACTTTATTTGATTTAGACTCATAAACTTTAATTACTAATCCGTCTTGTTCTTTAATGTAAAACTTCTCTTCATTGTTTTTTTTATATTCTGCCATTTTTTTTATTTTTCTTTTTTATAGGGGGCAAATATTGCTTAAGCTTTATTTTTTATAAATTTATTTTTTCTCTCAATTCTATTCATCTTCAGAAAAATTATGATCACAATTTATTTGTTTTAATTGATCAATTTTTGGTATTTTTTCCATCGGTGAATGACCTAAGGGATTAGAGCATTTCTCTTTATTACATTGCATCAAATGCGTTTCTCTGCAAATATTTCTATACTTTATTTTTTCTTGTTCATTCATATTTTTTTCTCTATGTAATCTATTAATAGTGAAATATTAATACTAGGTTCTTCTTTGTTTTTAGGATGTTTAGCAAAGATTTTTAATGTTGTTAATATCTCATCAGATGTTCTAATCTTATTATTAGAAGTTTCGCTTGGATCAATTAAATATTCTTCTGGAACAGTAGTTAGATAATCCTCACTTTTAATAAAATAATGATAAAATTTTTTTTCGTCTATTAGACCAGAAAGAACGTTAACTACTTCCCATATTCTGTCTTTATCCCCATTTATAAATAACGATGAAGTAAATATCATATCTTTTATTTTTAAAAACTGCCCCTCTTTGAATTTATTCATCATTTCTTCTTGTTCGATCATCACAATTCCCCCTGTAATATTTTAAAGCATTGTACTCTTTTATAACTACTAAGCAAGTATATTATAATATTTATACGCTTAATAATAAAGCTTTACTTTTTAAACGTTATAAATTAAAATAAATTTTCAATTAACAAAAAGGAGGTATGATGGATAATACAACAAAGTACAAAATAGAGGCGTTATCAAAATCACATGACTTTAGATATGCTAAATTAATTGAGGCAATCTCTGAAAAAAAATCACAAAAAATAGATGATTTAAGCTCAATTAATCATATTAAACAAATATTATTTGATATTGAAGCGATCAGGATGGAAATAGATCAAATAACAAAACCAAAAAGTAAAAATATTTTTGTTGAATTAAAGGAAAAATTTATTAAACGGCTAGAGTTACAACAAAGTTTTTTTATATAAATAATATTTTTGCCCAGCTTAATTTTAGCTGGGCGTTTTTTTATTAAAATGGTATTTCATCATTAAAATCTTCGTTTCTAACGCTTTTTTCTTCGTAATTATTTTCTGATTTATATTCTTTTTTTTCACGATCCTGAGAAAGTTGCGGTAAAACTATTTCTGGATATAGTATTTTTTTTATTTCTCTTTGAACTCCATCATTATCTGTATATTTTTCAAAAGATATTGTTCCGCAAATTGTAAGACGCATACCTTTTTTAACGTATTTTTGAGCGATTTCAGCCGTTTTATCAAAACAGGCTACCACCCACCATGCTTGATCTGTTTTCTCTTTCTCTGATTTGCTCATAAGCGGTGCAACACTAAAACTAGCCCATAGCTTTCCGCTTTGAGTTGATCCGGTTTTAGGGTCTGCTCCGACATTTCCAACAATTGTTATTTTTTGCATTTCTTCTCCCTCGTTAAATTTTAATTCTTGATTCATTTTTAAAGTTTCAATTATAACTATTCATTTATTTTTTTCTGCTTGTTCTTTAACCGATCTTTCATGACACCAAACACAATATGGTGGTTTTACACAACAATTCATTTTTTCTTCTCCTGTTAAATTTCTATTGGTTCTAAATTAAAAAAGTGCTTAAGTAATTTTTTTTTAAGCTTGTATACTGGAGTCATAGTAGCTTTCCCTCCTTTTACTTCCCAGAGCTCGTAAGAGTCATCTAGTTTTGTAATACGAAAATCAATAATCATTTTAGGAGGCCTCTTACAATTAAGAGGAAATTTAAATATAACTTGCCTTTCTACCGCTTTTATTTCTTTATTTTTTAACTTATGTTCAGCTAAAATTGCCACTTTTGCTTCTTTTTTTGAATCATAAACTACCCCATTTACTGTAGTTTTTATTGCGTTATATTTATTTTTTTTTATTTTATTAGTTGATTTATAGTTATGATTCAAATTTACTAATCTTGGTTTTTTTTTATTTAATATTAACATTTTTATTATTTTTTTAAGAAAAGATATCAAAATTTATTTTTTCTGTTATGTCTTTTTTCCTCTCTTCTAAATCTCTTTTTTTTGCTTCATCTATTGCCTTCACCATTGCAAATCCGTACTTAGATCCTGTTAAGTTTTCTCTAAATTCAAATAAATCCGGATATTTTTCAGCCCATAATTCTTGTTGTTTTTGTTCTTCTTCCCAGGCTTTTTTTAATTTATCTTGATACGCTTTTTCTCTTTCTTCTGCTTGTTTATTATAAGCTTGTTTTTTCTCTATTTTCCCTTGACAATTTTCATAAAGATCTACAAAACCCTCTATTTTCCCAGCGTTTGCAAATATAACATTAATCCCATCATAAAGCTTATTTGAGTCATTTTTACCCATGTGGAATTCACTTAATTTACAGCCCTGAATGGCCTTAATTGCTTTTTCTTTCGTGCATTTTAATTTAGTTAACGCTTTTGTAAGTATTCTTTTCCTATCATCATCAAAAATAGCTTTGGGATGATTCATTATTTTTTTCCACTCATCAAATATTTCATTTGCGACTTTTGTTGTTATTTTTTTCTCCAAACTTAAATTATCAAAATCACCCTCGGCTTGTCGAGGAAGAATTATACCACCATTCTGAAAAACCACCGATTCTGGATTTAAAATTTTTGTTCGACATTTTTTATTTAGATCCATATGTTTATTATTACTATGATCTAGATAAGTATTATTATTATTATTATTATTATTATTATTATATAGTTGGCTTTGCGTTGACTCTTCGTTGACGTTTCGTTCTAACGTTTCGTCAACGTCCGTTGAACGCACGTTGAACGGACGTTGACTATTATTTGCTAACCCCTTGATCTTACTGAGTAATTTTTTCCTTGCTGATTCTTTCCCGGCAATCGCTGCCTTCCTACATTTCTCAACGACTTCATCCAGATCTTTCTCAATTCGCTCATGAAACCAATAACCGTCCGAAATTATAAAAAACTCTTCTAAAGTTTTTCTGTTGATTCGCCATTGCTCTAAACTCATTCTTGCTATATTTGCAAGCCTTTGATCGTCATCAATTAACTGCTTTCCTGTTTGCCAATATGAAAAAATTAGCTTAAGATATGCGCCATGTTGCTCTGCATTTAAATGCTCTGTTGCTGATAAATAATCAGGAATGACTATTTGTATGTAAGGTAGTGCTGCCATTGATTACTCCTCCTTGTGTATTTCTATTTTACAATAGCAATTTTTTAATTGCTCTCTGCAATAAAAACAAATAGAGGCTATTATAGCCTCCATTGCTAGACTTTTATTATCAAAAAAAAATAGAGTACAATTATTTTTTTTACAAATATCATTTACTTCTAATTTTTCTTGATCCGTATTTATAAAATAAATTTTATTATAAAATTTATTTTGGTTCTTAATTTTAAAAAAAAATTTTTTAAGAAAAAATCTTTGTTTCAATTTAATCTATGTCAGGACGGATTTTATTTGCTTTTATTTTCCCTTTTGAGTCTTTTTCCATCCATCTCGCCCTTCGTTTTGGCACTCCTCGCCTTGTTGTAAACCAGTGAGTAATTGCTGACTCATTTATTTTTAACTTTTTAGCTAGTTTATATTGACTACCGTAATAGTCAGTAATTATTTTTCTAACTTTTTCCAAAAATAAAAGATCAAACTTTTTTTCTTCTTTTTCGATCATGTTTTTCTCTGTTTTATTGATAATAACTTAAAATTATATTTTAATTATTATACTAAGTAAAGCTTTATTTATAATAGTTTTATTTTAATATTTATTTTTAAAATAAAGCTTTACTTTTTATAAATATAAGATTACAATTCTTTTTTATAAAAAAAGAGGCTAAAAAAATGTTAATTTTAACAAGGAAAAGAAATCAAAAAGTGCTATTAAAAAAAGGAGATCTTGAAATCGGTATTATTGTATTGGGTGCGCAAGGAGGTCAAGTTAGACTTGGTTTTGAAGCAGGTCCCGATGTAAGAATAGACAGAGAAGAGATATCAATAAAAAGAAAAAAAGTTTTTCAAAAAGAACCTATAACTATAAATCATTAATAAGGAGGAAATAAAATGCAAGGAAAAAAGCAAAAGACAAACTGGTTAATAAATAAATACGATCCTGAAAAGGGAATTAATTTTAAAAAAGGAGAAAATGTCAAAGTTTTTGATATGTCAATTGAAGATTATCATAATGAGATTGGCTTATCATCTTCATCAATCAAAATAATCTTACAGAACCCCCAGAAATTTTATATAAAATATATTTTAAAAAAAGAAAAAAATAAGACAGAACGAAGCGAGGCACTTAAAATTGGAAGCGCTACGCATGCTTATTTAACAGAAAGAGAAGAATTTAAAAAAAAATATTTTATACAGTTAGAATATCTTAATAAAAATACTAATAAATATAAAGCTTTAGCACAGGAAGTAAAAAAATCAGGGAAAGAAATATTAGATAAAGATAAATTCTTTGATTTGATGGGAATGAAGAAATCATTATTTAATAGTGTTATTTATAATAAAGAGGATTTAGAATCTGCTGGATTAAATTCTGAAAAGCCTTTGAAAGGAGATTATGTATTTACCGATGGTTACGCTGAGAAATCGATTTTTTGGAAAGATAAAGAAACAGGTTTAATTTTAAAATCAAGACCTGATTATTTTAAAATAGACGGTTTATTTAATTTTATTAATGATTTTAAAACTGTAGCAAGCGCAGAAGAGAACGATTTTGGTAGAGCAATATATTTGTATGGCTATTATATACAGGCAGCTATGGAATTAGATGCTGTTTTTCAGTTAACTGGGATAAATGGTAATTTTTTAAATTCAACCGTTGAAAAAGAATATCCTTATTGCGCCGCTTTTTATTCTTACAATGACGCTTTAATTGAAATGGGAAAAGAAAGTATAAAAAAAGCGTTATCTATTTTTTTGGAATGTAAAAAAAATAATGAGTGGACATCTTATCAAAAAAGTATGAAGGATATATCTATGCCATATTGGGCAGAAAATAAAGTAGGACAAATGGTAAC